GATCAGCCCCAAATAATAACCAGGGCTTAGCTCGTTCAACTTTAGCCTCACAGCAAATACTCCTTAATTCTTTGCTCATTTTTACCTCCTTTTTTTTAGCGGTGTCCTTGCTGGCTTGGGAGCCGGCTTGGAATAGATGGATGAGGTTATTGCATCACATACATGACACTTCTTTTGAGGATATATTCCCCTGAGAAATTTTCTTCCACATTCGCAGATTTCAAGTACGCCACTCATTTTTTCCTCCTTGTCTAATAACAATGCTACCAATGACCAATATTTTAAACTTCCTTTGATTATCTTAGTTGACATAAATCTTCTTATGCGACACGCACTCCTGCCTTGACTTCGAGCCATGCAGATAATCCTGCCGTAGCTTCTATAAAGTTTGGATGTTTTCTGATTGCCGATACAATATTTTCGACTTCTGCCATGCTCACCCTTGACTCCTTCTGTATCATCTCTTTTATTTGCTGGTAGGCTTGTTCATCCTTACTCCCACCCAACACATAAGGTGCGGCGTCATATAAATCTTTAAACCATTTCAAAAGTTCCCTTTCCTTCAATTTGCTCATTTGGCTTCCTTTGTTTAATCTTTCAATTTTTTCAAGCGCTGCTTTTTTCCCTTCATCTCCAACTCCTACACATTCTCTATAACCAGCCTCATTTTTAATCAGCCAATAGCCATTGTCAGCCAAATCAAGCCAATAGGTTCCTTTTTTATGGGTTTTTTTCACTCACTCCTCCTCGGTACTCCCTTATATGGGAATTTTAACTCCAAGCAAAATTGCCTATTGTAAATTACTAATTTTTTTATAATATATGAAAAAATTCTTACCAAATACCTATAATAGAATTTCGTAAACCCAAATGTCGTGAGCTTAAAATATTTAGGATGAATCTCAATGACAGAATAATCTAATTTTCCGTGCCCGCAACAGCTGCTTACCGTCTTTATTTCATGGTCATTCAGCATCTGAACTAGAGGCGCTATGCATGAATCAATAAGCTCTCCCTTTTCTGACAAGCCCAGTTTTCTTGCCCTCAATTTATTCTGTTCTCTGTTGAGGTTCCTTAAATCGAGTTCACATAATTCGACTTTAGCGTATGTTCCCCATTTACACATCACTCCTCCCTGGTTAAATTAACTGCTTAAAGTAATAGCCCGTTCCAGCATTAAGTTGCTTTGTCGCCAAACAAAATTTCTTAAAATCTTCATTCCAACAAAGCCAATAAATACTTAAGGGTATTCTGAATAAAATTTTCATTCACTCCTCCTTTGATTTGGCACTGCTCTCATAATTCAGAAGAATTTCCTTCTTTCTCTTACTCGAAGCGAGCTTCTTTTCTTTTTGCAGGCAATCACTACAGATTTTTCTCGACTTCGAACTAACTACTTTATTTTTTCCGCACTTAACGCATAATTCCCACTTTATTATCTTATCTTCGTGCTCTTTTTTGGCTGCTTCGATCGCATTGTTACCTCTTTTCATAAGATCTTCTTCTTTCTCGGGTTCTTCTTCTTTATGCTCTAATTCTGGTTCGGGTTCAGATTCGGGTTCGGATCCTTCTTGATCCAATTTCTCTGATTCGGCTTTCTCTTTTCTCGGTCTGCCTCGTTTTTGAGGTTCTGGCTTGTTAATTTCATCGAGTTTTAATATCCAGTTGAGTTTAAATTCTCTCCCCGCTTTGATTATTTTATCGATTTCTATCTCATCCTTTTTCTTCTCGATGAACTTAATTAGCTCCTCTTTGGATTTGAATTCTTGATAAAGTTTCTTTTGATCGGCGAGAGAATATCGGTAAAGCAGATAGAACATTATTTCTTTTTCACCAAAATGCTTTTGATTTCATTGATTATTCTTTCCACGCTCCGGATGTTCTGCTTTGAGAACACAAGCTTTATGAACTTCGTCTCGGGGTCCGCCATAAAAAGCTCCTCCATACTGACATCTAGTTCCCGGCAGATCGAGATTAGATGTTTCGAGCCGATGTTCTCTTGTTTTTCTGATTCAATCTTGGAAATTGTGTCGCTGGTCAGGCCTACTTTTCTCGCCAGCTCTTTCTGTGTCAATCCTTTGGCCTGTCTAAGGCTCTTAATGTTTTTTCCTAGAATTGCTCTTTCGCTCATTTTCCCTCCTCCTCGAACACGGCTAATACGGCTTTCAGGCAGGCTTCGAGTCGAGTCATGGCACACGTGAAAAAAGCTATTTTGGTTTTGTGTCTATAGCAATTCACATGAAATGGATTAACCTTATATCCAGTATCATCAGTTTTGACTCGATAACCTTTTTCCCTCAAAAACTCCAAGCAGTCGGATATAGTCCAGAGGGGAATAAAAGCATCCATTAAAGAATAGCAAGCCTCTTGGATTTCTTTAGGTTGTTCTGTTATGAGCCGAGGCTTATTATTCCCATATAAAATCCAGTCCCCATACTTAACCTCCTTCTTATGCTTCTCCGCCACCTGCTTGCACAGGCTTTTTTCTTCTTTGGTGAATTTCATGTCATCCTCCTTAAACCACCGGTTCACGCGCTCTCGAGTGGTTGCCTCCTCGCTATTAGTCTTCGTATTACCTAAAGGTAATACTCTTCTAATAGCTCGGACCTAAGATTTTAAATACGTTAACACTCTTTTTTATACTAAGATTTAGAATTGTTATTGTCTTCACGGCCTCTATTACGTAGTAATAGAGTCCTTGAAGGCAGAGCTTCCGGAAATTTTCTTTAATACGGGTCATTCAAATTCGCTATCATAACACCGCTCTTTTCATTCCATCTCAGCAGATAATGTTTGCCGTCTAACGCAATGTTCCAGATTCGTGCTAAGGTCTTAAACGCTACAGATACATGACGCTTATAAAGCCCTGATGTAGTCAGCTTATAGGTCAGGGGGGGTTTGATATGAGTTCTCTCGGGTTTGAACGCAATCTGACGCTTCGATGTGAAGAACGCTATGCTTATAGCTTTCTTATCTCCTGTGGTCAGTCTTGCTGATGCAGGGACGTTGAAGATTATATACCCGTTCTTAGCTATAGTCATGGCCGGTGGTTTGGGATGGAAACCTGACCTATACTTCCCCGAGTACCTGCTAACCGGTTTGAACCCGGATGGAAACTGAGATTTGATTATTTCTTCTTTCATTTTTCACTTCCTTACTTAAATAATTTCTTCATGGCCAGTATCCAAAAAACGCATACCGTAACTACAGCTATCAATAATCCTCCTGCGGCTACCAAAGCTCCTGCGTCGATGTCTATCATTTTTCTCCTCCTGATGGACTCCAACCCTTAAGCAAATCAGTAATCAGGTTCACAAACTTTTGCTTGCCGGCTGGTCCTCCAAAGTCAAACGCTTTTACCATCTCACGAGACCTCATACCTGCATTTGCAAGTTCAATTCGTGCGGATTGCAAGAGTTCTCCCATGACTTTCGCATCGGCCCAAGGATTGTCTAAGGGGTTTGAGTCTCTTAACATTTCAGCCAATTCTTTCTGCTCAAACATTGTCTCGAGCACACGCCTCATACCCTCGTATAAACCCCAGTAATACAGACCATCGGGAAGTGTGAATACCATCTCTGCAAATGACCTTGAAATCAGGGACTCTACTGTCCGACTGATTACGTCCTGTTTTAACAGCTTTTTCATCCTATTCTCCTCTTTTTGAAATAATCCATAAGTAACATTGCAGCGCTGATTCCAAGGATGGCCAGTAGCTCAAGTTCAACTTCCTTCTCTGCAATTTCATAAAAAATACCCATTAATACCATAAGAATTAGCCACAAAGTCCATCTCATTTTAAGCCCTCCTCGTCTTTATTGTCACAAGTAGTTTCGTGTCACACATCATTCCTTGAACCATCTCCATAGATAAAGAGTTAAGACGCCTAGCACGGTATGTTCAAATCCAATAAGCCTATAAGACAACCCGATCATAACCAATGCGACACCTGCTAATCCTACGTTCGTTATTCCTGATTTAATTCGTGTATCCATTCTATATACCTCGCTCTTTTTTCTTTGCCCAATCTCGAGATGCTTCTTTTATTGTCTTACCCTGTCTCAGATATGAAGACATGAAGATATTCCACGCTGACGGCTTTCTTCTGGGCTTAATCGCTTTCTGAGCGATCTTGCTCAGTAATATCAGAGTGTGTCTTTGGGCTGCGGTACGGGCTGCGTCACCGCCATACCCTTCTCTCGTACTTTGGGCTTCCATCTTTTCCAATTTTTTAATTACTTCATCTAATTTTAATCTCATTACTCCCTCCAGTTAAAAATTCCGAGAAACCTCCCCTGCTTATCAAATGCAAAGCCTATGGCTACTGAGGGGAAACAAATATCCGTACGCCCATACTTATCCACTTCAATGTCGGGCTCTAATTTATCCCAACACTCATCAAGAACGGCTTTCTTACTCTGTCTTTTTACTAACTCCAATACCAATTCTTTGGCTGTCATTTTGGTTTCCTCCATCCCTTACAAACAAATTGAAGCGGTCCTGCCTTACTCCGCTTATTCCATGCTGGACCGTCGGGTCTGAGACAATATGCATCTTTGACTGCGGGAGTAGATTTATCAAACAATCCACATGTACCACAACTCCTAACGATTTTTCTGAACCGTTTACAGGGTTTAAGTGGCGGACCTATCATCGTTTCTTCCATCCCGCTATGGTCGCTTTATTCACTTCTGATGCCGCTTCTTTTGCTACTTTAAACTCCTCATTAGACATTAACAATACTTCAATTCGGAAGTTTGAATTTAACTTAGCTTCACTCAATTTACTCATACACTCCACACGAGTCAATATACTTACAAAAGCAGCATACTTTGTTATTTCATATACCTTATAGACTATCATTTCTAATCCGTTTGGCTTTGGCGTATAAAGCTCGGACTTGCTCCGTAGCCATACCAAGCCTTTCCCCTATCTCTGGGAACTTTACGCCCAGACGGTCGACGAGATCAATAATATGCTGAGCTCTATCGGCTTTTAGCTCATGAGATAACTGTTTTCCTGTCATACTCTTGCTCCAAACTTTATTGTCGTTGGAATTACATCGAATCCTTCTTTGCGATACAATTGAAGTCGATATGTACTGTGCCCAGACAGGTATTTATCGCCTTGGTCTTCAAAATCGTAAACAGTTACTACATTGTCTCCTGTCGGATTCTTTCTCATAACCCGTCCAACCCTTTGTAACAGGCGTAAATGTGAAGCTCCTGCACCTCCTAATACCATTGCCCTTACTATCGGGACGTCAACTCCCTCATCGAAAATTGGAGTCGCTATAATGCAAGGAACTTCTCCTTGTTTAAACTTATTTAATATTTCATCTCGATAATCCAAGTCAAGGATTCCGTGCAAGAATATTGTTCCCTCGGGAGCACGTTTCAATATTTCTTTTCCATGCTTTATTGTATTTATCAAAACTAGAATGGGTTCACCCCGTCCTTTATGAATTCTAATTAACCCTGCTATAGTCTTATTCCTATCATTGTTCTCCTCGATTCCAAACCTATATGAGAGCCTATAATTTGACTGCTGAACAAACTTCATCGACCAATTCTTTATCCGCACAATCCTCGGACGGGCAGAAATTCCTCTACGTATTAAATCTATATTCCTTACTGTCTTTATCTCATCACCCGTCAATCCGACGAGCCAGAGATTCTGTATTTCTTCTCTCATCAACGGAGTTGCGCTCAGCCCAATTCTATAATATGCATTACACTTCTTTGCCACGTTTTTCCACGATCCTGCTGATTGATGATGGCATTCATCAATCATGAGCACATCAACATCATGACTGAGCCAATTACCAAAGAACTTTCTAACATCCATCTTTTTGCTCCGAAGCCTGTGATAAATAGTCTGAACCATACCCACCGTGACTCGCTTGGTATCGAATGTATCCCTGTGAATAACACCTATATCTTCGTCCAACCGTTCTGCCAGTCTATCCCGTGTTTGATACATGAGATTTCCTCGATGAGTTAACCATAGCACTTTTAACGGCCGCAGTACTTTCATTATCGACGCACCGCATTCTGTCTTCCCCGCATTTGTCGGAGCGGTCAGAATACAACGTTCTTTGGCCACTGCATCTTGAATTGCCTTTACCTGATAATCCCTGAGTTCTATTCCGATGAGTGTCGGATCTTCAAACTTCGCTTTTGGTTTTTTCCTGGCATCCACTATGAGAAGTAAGCGTTGCAATTTCTCTGGCAGAATCGGAATTAACCCTGTCGGAAACTTCTTTGAATACGCATTATAGAATGAATACCTGCCGTCCCATACCCTATTCCTATATGATTTCATGAACCAAAAATTCGGCACTTGAAACGTTAAACTTGCTTTGAGTGCTCTTTCTTCTATGTCTTCATCGAAATGCTCGACCTTTGTGAAGACATTGTCTTTTATGACTTTTATCATTTGACAGCGAGCTCTGCCTCCCGATACTTTTGCATATATTCAACTAACGCTGACATATCCTCTTTCGGCACGACTCTCATGCTCATAAACGTTGGCATCCCGTTAACACCTCGAGGTCCTGCTTTATCATAGTACTCGTATATCAGACCGACCTGATCTGACCACTTCTTATCCCCGTCTAAGAACAGCAACGGCATGAACACTGTCAGTATTAGACGAGGGGGTTGAACCTCCCTATCCGTAAAGACCAGACCCTTGTTCATATCACAAGCAAGCTGTTTCAAGTCTTCCTTTTTCATTCTCTTCGGCATCTTCATTTTTACCTCCTTTCAAACAAGTGCCAAACGAACGGGCCTTGCTGTGTAGTGCCTATGAACTTGAGGCTCCAGGAGTCATCGATAGGGTGGCCAGTTCCGACGAGAACGAATTGTCTCTCCGCTTCCGGCACGTCTTCATTGATGAGTGCCCAAATGAAGGGCGTTCCGTTCTGCATCTGAAAAGACAGCACTGTCGCTCCCTGGGGCATGCGGATGCTTGAGACGTCTCCCATGGGCACTTCGTACTTGTAAATCGTTTTCATTTTTTCCTCCTATTCTTTCCTCTATATTGTCATTGGCCCGATTCTTTCACGTGAAGTCCATCTCTCCTTTTTCTCTGCGTCTGCCCTCCTTCATATACGTACCATAATCAGAAGCTTGCGGACGCTTCACATACGTTGGAACAAACGGATGCAACCGCTTCTGAACAGCCAAAGCCTCTGTCATTGCATCTCTATCGAACGCTATTACAACCTTTTCGGGTTTCAAAGCCATAACTGCTCGAAGCTGGATTGCTGATGGGATTTTACCGTAAACGCAGATACCATTCGTGACGATAGCATCAAATATACCCTCTGTAATCCACACGACTTTCTCTTCCTGTTCCTCTACCGATTCCAAGCCCCATAAGCACTGGCTCTTAGTAAGAATCGTATCACCTCTTCGGGGGAATAACCACGACGGACTCTTCATAATAACTGCACGTCCTGACCAGAAATAATTGACACCGGTTGGATGAGGGAAAATTGCACGATTGGAGAGTTCATAACACAAATGCACGTCTGCTTCCTTGATTTCCTCCTCTGTCATTCCCCTATTCATTAAATATGTCCAAGCTTTCTGAGCCAGAATTGATTTTGCATAAATTAGCTTTATAAACGTCCGTGTTCTACCGGGTTGTTCTGTTCGAGGAAAAGTTTCGGCAAACCCTATTCTAACTGATAGCTCTGGGAACCTGCCTAATAAATACGAAACTCTACCTGAATGTCCGCAAAGCCAACACTGAAACACCCCTTTCTCTGCGTTTACATATAAATGATTGTGCCCCTTGTTTCTATCATCGCAGTTCGGGAATGGACATGTGAGAATAATCTCTCCCGTCATTAAAAAGCATCCCAACTAACCTTGTAGCAGGATGGGCGTCTTTTTCTCCGACCGATAGCTTCGACGACAATGTCCTTTCCCATATCCATTACTTTCTTTGCTTCTCGCTGACCTGCCCCGACTTTTCTTAATACGTTAAAGACGTTGAGTGTTGACTGAAGTATGACTGTTGCCAACTCATCCTTTTCTTTTCCATTTAAAATAAGTGGCGGATGAATGAAAGACTGATTCAGAGCATCCATTACCTCATTTTTGACAGGATTCATATTTCCCTCCTAATTCTTTTTCCCATGTTTTTCGAATCTGTTCAGGAGCTGCGTATACTCTCCGCTTAATGTTCTTAATCTTAAGCAGCCGAAGCTCTAACCAAACAGCTTTGAGTGTTTCCCCCCTGAGTAACCCTTGCTGAACCCGACGTTCAACTCGACTCAATTGCTTATATACCCTTTCGGCTATCATTTTCAAATCTTTATGAACTTCCTCATCCTTCCAGTTTCTCTGAATGGGGATTAACTCCTCCTTTAATTCTAGTCCAATTCCACCACCACGCTTCTGTTTATAACCCCACCAATATGCTGAGTTCATGGGAACGTGCAACGGACTTGTATTCTTACACTTATACTGCAGGAGTCTGCGTTTAGCGATTGTAAAAATCGTTGCCTCAGTCATCCTTGTTTTAGCTTTTTGCATGGCTTCCATAACCCCAAGATAGGCTTCATTTATAAGTTCATCCCTAAACTGTTGTGAGATAGGGTCATACATTTGTTTTGAGGCCACGATTTGAATAATGATCATGATACGCTTTTTTGGAATGCTCATCTTGTTAACCTCCCAATGAGGACTTAAATTTTTCTTCCTATCTATATTTTATTTTTTTTACAGTTTTGTCAAGTTTTATTTTTAAATTTTTTTTTACGACAGCCTACTCGAGTAGGATAACGAGTAAATGACCCTGTCTTCGGGTTAAGACTCCATATCACACGCTTCCTCGTCGCCGTACAATTTAAGTATTCATTCAAGCGTCTTACCATCTCCCTATCCGCTTTTTCCGAAAACTCCATAGCCTTCTTATACATCCGAGCGGGAATACCGACCTCCAAATGGAGTGCGGTCAATCCCGCAAGGATTATCCTACACATTTCGCTATAACCGTTCTCGGTTATTGTTACCATTTAAAATGACTTCCTTTGGCAATGTGTTTTACAGTTAAATGTTCTTAACACGGCTCCGGTTTTACCATCCCGTTCGATTCCGGAATACTGAGACAAGCACCCGATACAATGCTTATACGTCGCTTTCTTGGCTGGCAGTCGTCCCCTACGCTTCTTTGCCATCGACCTTCCCACACTCTTTGCATTTCATTTGTCTCATCTCAATATCTCCTTCATATTTTTATTCAGAGTAAGCAGTATGCTGGGCATCACTTTCATAGCTCTATGCTTCACATACTTGATGAATCCATCTGGTTTAAATCTTCCCTTTCCATCCAGTCTACAAAGAGCATTCCACTTCTGATTCAACTCTCGCAATATGCTTACTACTGCTCCTTCTGTGGTAGCATGTCTTACCACGATCATGTCTTTGATCTCACCAATGAACATATTTACCAAATTTGTTGTTGCTTGCATATCTCCAACCTCTTGAAAATCTTTCTCGAACTTTTCTAAATATTCTTCGGCTTTCATTCTTGCCTCCTTAACTGATTTTGTATGTGACTCTTTGAAGTCCTAACTGCCTTATCGTTTGGCGAGCTTTCTTATCAGCTTCGAGTTTCGTATCTACATCCACACCGAACTCTGCCACTTTGTGACCGATAGAAGAAGTAACGACGACATTGAACTTGATTCTTCTGCCCACATTCGTTTTTGGCTTGCTCGGCCTCAGAAGCGATTTTATGCAGTTGCTCGGAAGCTTTTCCGCAGGTTTGATTTCCTCAATACGATCAGGCGGGTAGAAATCATGGCCAACTGCCTTGATTAATCGCTCGTGCAATATATCTTCAATCCAGAGAATCTCCCTTGCGTCGGTAACCGGGATATCATTTGCATCCAGCGTTTCGCCCCTTTCCAATATACGGCAATACCGTATGTTCAATTCCTCGGTCGAGAGTAATTTAATTTCCTTTTTTAATAATTTGTTCATTTGCTTTCTCCTGCGTAAAAAATACCGAGCCTTCCTAGCCTGTGTCGTAGTTCCTTAGCTATGTTCGAAGCTTCCCGAATATCAGCCATAGGCACACCTGCATCCTGTGGCCTACGTGCGCTCTCTGCATGCAGGCAATTCATTCTAAAGACCAACTCCAGCGCGGTAGCTTTACGTATTTGTTTTTTTGTTAAAATTTTTCTTTTCATATTCGTCTCCTTATTTAAAGTATTGCTTTCGCCTTTTTTTCTCTTGGCGACGCCTGACCTTAGTGCGCTCTTTCAGCCCCAGCTTCAACAACTGGAGCTCCTGAGGGGTAATGGTAACCATCATTGTTTCATCTTTTTCTTTTTTCATGTTGCCACCTTTTAGTGAATTATAAACACTGGCCGGGATCCTGTTACACAGTAATTACAATCCTGGCCGCAAGTTACATCCTTTCCCTTGGTTGCCGGGCATGGGAAAGCTTTGTTATTCTTAACTAATTTCTTACAATAATCAGTTGGTCCATAGTTTAGATATCCATCAATAAAAGATTCTATTAGATTGAAGTTTTTAAGCTTGTTTATTTTATTAAAGTTTAGAATATTGTTTACCTTGGTATAGGCATAAAACTTTTTATCCGGGAAAAGAAGTATTATCCTTTCCCATAGATCAATATACTCTTGACTAAAGAAATCCCCGCTGCTGTGGATTCTGATTATATTCTTTTTAGTGCCCTTCAATTGTAGGACTAACAAATCAAATAAATACTCTGGATCATTCCGGGCAATGCTAAGGTTATAATCCCAGGATATCTTTACATTAGGATATTGCCTATAAGCTTTCCTCGCGTAACAAGTCTTGTAGCATTCTTTACAATTTAAGCAAGATTTACCGGGCGGCAAATTAAAGATTAATATATCTCTTGAGAGTTTTTTGTTCCCGGCTTGTAATGGTTTCATTTTATTTTTAAAATCCACTTCCAAATAACCTTATTTGTTCCCCTTATTAAATCTTTTCCCGTATCTACATTATAGATTGCTCTCTGTAATCCAGGGCCAGGAACAAATAAATCAATATTTCCAAATTCTTTCTTTAATTTATCCTCATGCCTGTCCCAAGTTTCAAAAAGGTCTTTTGTTTGTATTCTCATTGCACTATTAATATACTGCCTGACACCCCTGTAAACAATAGCCTTTGGGGGGGAAATTTCTCTAGTCCCAAAAGGCTATGCGTACTAACCCCCCTCTCACCCTTTCACTCTTCCTGATGGTCCCACTTTACCCCTAATTTTAAAATAAGGTTATTTTAGAGTTAAGGCGATTGGCAGTTATTACACGCCTAAATACGTGAGGATTCCGTTGCCCACAGCTTGCGTCAGGACAGCCTGATGAGGAAGCAAGGCCAGCCACTTCGCTTCTTCGTAGTCAGAGATAAACCCCATCTCGACCAAGATTGCAGGCATGTTCGTGTTTCTAAGAACATAATACTTACCCTGTTTAATACCTCGATCCCATACGACTATTTCGCGACCAACATCCTTAAGCAACGAGTACTGAACGGCATGGGCGAGCCTCTCACCTTTCCTTGAAGTATGATAGTGATATGTCTCAATCTCAATGCCGTACTTGCCACGCATCTCACGAGCATTGCAGTGAAGGCTGACGAAGTAATCTGCCGGCCAGTCGTTTGCAACCTTGCATCTGTCTTTGAGAGAGACAGCTATGTCCTTCGTCCGGGTCAACTGAATGTTCTGATTACGAGCCTTCAGATATCGACCCAAGCACAGACCGATAGTGAGGACGACGTCCTTCTCTTTCAAATTGACCCGAAGATTGACAGCGCCGGCCGCCGTGCCACCGTGGCCGGGATCGAGGATTATTCTCGACATTGTTAAGGAGTGTCGTATAGATAACCGAAAACATCGATTGTCGCAGTTCTGGCTTCGCCTTCATCCGTCTCAACATCGATTTTGAATATTTCGGCTCCAACTCCTCTAACAGCATCGTCATTTGCTGGAATGACAATATAATTCTCTGTGGCAGTTAAAGCATATATTTGTGGAGTGCCAATAACATCGAGTGCAAGAGCATCAAACCCAAAAGTCAGTTCTGCTGTAGCAACCGCTCCATCGGGTTCTCGCATCACAACCCTTGTTATAATACAATTCTTTCCCGCGGGAACAACAAACAAATTTGATACGGCTGGAACTTCCAAATCAACAACGACCGAAGCCAATAGGGTTTCTGTTTTTGTTCTTAAGTCCAATTTTTCCTCCTATACTACAGACATGGTTACGGGTTCATTGTCAAAACACACTATTTCATTGTCCATGCAAACCATAACCTCCGCCTGCAAAATTTCAAAGAATACCGTGGAACCTCCTACCGATACAGCGTGATAACGCCTATTATCCTGAGAGTCCGAAAGAACCATACCCGGAACGGCACCAGATACTGCAACTTTCGGACCGGCCTGACGGAATGCATTTTTCACTCGATTAAACTGAGGAAACGGAACGTAAGTTCCAGATACGAGATCATCACCCTGTTCTAATGTCATTGTTACCTCCTATTCTCCAAATTACTCGGGACCTGCAATCTTCCCGTCCTCACCATCTGCGAATTTGCTGGTGGCTTCATCACAGGCATAAGCAAACATGCGATCGGATTCGGTTGCGACAGACCAATTAGTAGCAATGCCGTCCTCCTCATCACCAGCAATGATATACTGCCGGAGCATGTACTGCAAGTCAACAGCCACAACTTTAATCCTGCCGTTAGAAAAATTATATGATAGCGACTCAATGTAATAATATCGCGCTCTTTCTCCCGTTTTTGACGTGCTTATTCCCCACGGGTCCTGAAACTTGAAAGTTGTGTGCAGATCAAGCATGGGAATCCATTGTAACGGAAGATCGAACTCTATCTTCTTATTTCCGTAAGCACGCCTGTAAAGCTCCTCTTGAACCCTTCGATCTACGAGACTCTCCGATGTCGTCCATGAAAAGACCCACCTCTGTCTCGGCTCAAGTCTCGCTCCCAAGTCATCAATACTGCGCTGGTGTTTTACTTCCTTTGCTCCCAATGACCATCGTGCAGTTGGAAAATAATCCCATTCAACTCTGGCAAAGTTCACAGCTTGAGGAAGATTCATGGATCGAATTGCAGGACCAGCCAGATCGATTTGAGAAAAAACGACCAGATTGGAGGCATAGTTGGTGATGTCCATCCTCTCACCCCTAATCCGCCCGTCCAAAGCAGGAAACGTCTTCGTACCGAATGAAAAAGGCAACCCCTGCATGGCAGCATCAACGTCCATCTCGTCCTCCAGAATGAACTTTCCTGCCGTCTCTTCTCCCATGTCCTCAAAAAGGGTTGCTAAATCCTCAAACGTCTTCAAATTCATGCGTTCGAGAGGAACCTCGGCGATGAATGCTAGAAAGTAAGCTAAGATATACGCGGGATTCTGGATGTAGCCGTTCGATGAATTCCAACCCGGCTGCATATATCCCTCGGCGTTGAATGTGATTTTATTCTCTAACTGATTGCTGACAAAATCGATGAACGTGTGACCGTTGTCATACGCTATCACCCAGTCAGTACCTTTCGTTTTCAGGACACCGTCCGAGTAGACATGAGTAATATCGTGCAAAATCCCTCGAGAGGCAAGATACTTATAACTGCCTGTATCCACATAGACAGCCTCAATCGCCCCTTTCATTTCGCCCGTTGTGTTCGTACACAGCCCAAGTATCTCGGGCATCGGTTTTCCAATCGCTGACTCGTGTATGTGTTCAAACTCCTCTTCCGTACAGATGTCTTTCGGCACCTTCGACGAGAAGAATTTCTGAGTGACGTCCTTCAATGAAACCTCAATTTTAGGTCCTTTCAGCGTGTAGTCATGGATATACAGCTTTGCCAGAGACATCTTCCACCCTTCCGGTCGACCGGGGAAGGCAAGATGAACTTCCACCGGCTGATTCCTCCAGATGGGATAATCAGCAAGAATCTTCGAGAACCCCATATCGCTGTTGTCGAGCGTAAGAGTTAAATCGGAGACAGAGAACATGCCCGTAAAGTCGTCTATAGCCCTTGTCAGTCCTCCCATCTGAGTAATCAGCCCCTCATAGAAAGCACTCGGTGCTCTTATATCGACGACAGAAAAGTGCTTCGTTAACTCATTTCCCAGCTTATCTGCGAACGTCCAAATGCTCAGTGGAAGAGGTTGTTCCTCGGCCCTGAAGTCGGCTGCCTCGACATACGGACCTATATAGAACGTGAACTGTTTTGCCTCATAGCATCTGCCCTCATCATCACAACGGAAATCACCTGCGTAAGATGTTGCACTGTAGGCGGCAGCGCCTTTTCTAAGTCTGATCTTGTACGAACCGGGAGTGAGCCCAAGAGCCGCCAGTTTTGCCTTCGGAATCGTAATTTTTGTATCACTGTTAATTATAAAATCATTCGCAGGGGCCGCCTCAGTTAGCGTGAAAGTGCCCTGCCCCATCAGACCAATGAAGTCGATATACCAGACCCATGATTTCCAGTTATCCGAACTCCATCCTTGATCATTTATCTCGGCATTGCTTTGGTTAAAGCCCAATCCGTATAGAATAAGTTCAACTCCGTCAACATCACACCACCAAGTTGACATATCGGAGACAACAGCGTTGAAATACTGAACCCTTATAGACGTGGGCGTCATTCCATAATAAATCTTCTCACCTACCTCGAGCCCTGGGTCCATATTCTCCACAGCAAAATAAAACCCATTCTTAAAAAGACTGTCCTGATAGACCGGGACCAATTTTCCCGCTTCATTCTCAACCCCAAAAACAGAGGTCATGCTCAATGGAAGGAGAGCGTGAGTAATCTCATCTATGTTCGAGGAGTGTGCCGAGTTCGGAGGGTGCGTATCCCATTGATTCACCCCATCATAGAATCTCCCACTCGCCTTGTCCTTGTCCCACACCTTTGACGGGTCGGCTGGATCGTCAAGTATCCAAGGATACAGGTCGGAGTGGTCTATCGGGGGGTCCGCAACCTCCGCAATCCTAAATATAGTAACATCTGTCTCTGCCCTACAAGCTTGGTCCATACTCGTCATGAGTTTGAACTTATCATCCAATCGTCCTCTAAATATCGCATGGTGTTTTATCTTTCGCTCGGGCGTCTGTCTAATGTAATCCCATCCCACCCTGCAAGTGTACCAATGCGTGGTTGTCCACTTGGAAGGAGCGTTGTACGGCTGTGCTCCATCAGCTTCGAGCGTAGCCTGATAAAATCTGTTCCACTCACGAAAAGGTAGAGTCATGCGATACTCCTAAAGTTGATAACATTATGTTCCATCATACAGCTCTATCCAAACGCCTGCGACTTTCGTATACACTTTAATCTTCCCCCACGCCCCGGCACTTTTGTACCACACAGTATGAATATCTCCCCAACTGTCAGCCACCTTCGTGTGAATTTGCTGCTCTGGTGGAGGAGCAGCCACGCCTCCGATATGAGCAAAATACCCATACTCACAGTCAGCAGGATTATTCTCGCCCTCATGCCAGAAACTTCCGTATTCGCAATCACCTGGACTTTGTCCTGCCATTTTCCCTCACTCGATTGAATCAAAGTAGCACCACCCTTTTTCTCCATCACCGAGCCCAGTCCCGATAATTGGAATTGGATTCGCCACAACGATTTTGTATATCTTCTTCTCGGCTACGAAAACCAACTGAAGAGCCTCCCAATCCCCAACGCCAGCCGGTGTGTCTGAAGCCTTAACGCAATTTCCCAGATCAACGACATAGAAGATTGGGTTCGAGCCTGCGAGCGGATATACAAACGCATCAATCGTGGTCTCCTCTGCTAGAGCGGCGTAGAATATCTCCTTGAACCCTCCCGGACCGACACATAGGCTGTGCGAGCCAGCTTGAACGTAGTCAGTTGAGAGCCATACATTGCTCGACTTCACAATCCCCTTCGGCCCCTCTCCGGCAATCTGCTGAAGGTCGAAGACATCAGACAAATCGTACCCGGAATAATCAGCCATTTACTGCAACCTCAAAGCTGACCAATACTTTGTCGAATACGTGCCCCCGAGTATAAGCCAATCGGCGTCTTCACACGTGATGACCTCGCCGTTTTTGAATCCCTGAGAAAGCGTGTAAAGATGACAAACCCCATCAAGATACCCCTGGCATACTTTGTTGGTATAGTCATAAACAACAGTGTCTTCAAAAACATATGTCCCTCTACACGTGCGCGCAAACTTGTATGTAGAAGAGTATCCCCAGGGGTCAATACGCGCATTGACATTCCCAAGATGATCCCATAGAGTTCGCCAGGGAGCACTCGAAGTGGTGTCGAAGAACCCAAGAGGGTTATAGAAACTTGACGTGTTATCGCCCCCGCCAATATAGAAAGGCATATTCTTTGTCGTATCAAACCGGATCGGTTGGCCGATGTAGTATCCCATAGCATTCCACGAACATCCGAGCAACACTCTATGGTCTGATACACACACATGAACGCCATTAACTGAATGAATTCTGAATTTGTCCGCAGTGCCTCCTATGCTGTCCCCCACTCCCGCATGTCCAACTTCATCCCAGTCTTCCCAAATCTCTAAGATTGAAAAGTCGGCTTGATTGTCATTAACATACACATAAAAATCGACATTGTTCGGGATGTCGTTGCATCTGTATGTCTTTGCGTTTGCGCCAGCGGCGGCGTCAAAAACACTCCACTTCGCATTGCTGACGACAATGCCGTCCCACAAATCAGCCAGTCTGTCTCCGGCCGCCAACCCGATTCTCGCAAATTCATATGCCATTACAGCCTCCTATTCCTGCTTGATGAGGCATGAGTATCTGGTCCCATCAGTTCCCTCGACATAACGCCAGACATCACCGCCAATCGTTACAGTATCATCATTATTAAATGGCGCATTCGAGTACCCACTCACAACGTTTCTCAACCTCCCAAGAAGCAAAAGAACATCAGCATCGTATATCCAAGTCGGGCGCAAATGAACTCCGCCGTCAGCACACGGCCAATACTTGTATGTTGTAGCATGTCCCCACTGCCGTATGGGACACATTCCATTCCCTCTTACCCCCATCATCGCCCTTCCAACAACAATCGTCGTAGAATTAGGTATCCAACCGAGCGGGTTGTATCCCAAGCCGTAAGCTGTTGAACTCACAATCATGACTGGGTGCTGAATCCTTGGTCTCTGAAAAGCACTCGGATATTCAAGCATCCCAACATAGTTTGCTTCCCATTCGATCTTATCAATGTAAATGAATCTATGATCGTGACTGCTGAAATAATAATCACCCTGCTTAGAAATGTATGGGACATTTGCGCCTCCAGCTCCGTAAATAACTTTGCAACCCGTGTCGTACGCATATGAATGCCCGACATTATCCCAGCTGTCATACATTAAAACTTTAGCATAATCGGCTTGGTTGTCTTGGACATGCAGATAAAAATCAACAACAGGGTCAGCAGTCGGATCGTAACATCGGTAAACTTTTTCGTTTGCGGGCATCCCAGCATCATACACGCTCCACGTTCCGTGCACTGCCACAAGAAGAGTATCAAGCACGTCGATAAACTTCCCCGCTGAAGCGTCGTGGGTATCACTTGTCCAAGCCATTTTTACCTCTTAATACTCAAACCACAAATCACCATTGTTTCCATCTCCGCCAACCGGGGCAACGTCCGACACATACAACGCAGGCCCGAACTCTATACCCGCATCCGCTGCCTTTACTTTTAGCACCTTGCCGGCTTTTCCAGTGAGGGCATCAACGTTATCCAAATCCTCAATGTCTGCTCCAAACTCTATACCAGCACCCGCCGCCTTTACTTTCGGTAACTTCCCACCCTGACCGACAAGTGTATCAACATTCTCCAAATTCTCAATGTCTGCCCCAAACTCAAGGGCATCAGGAGTGGCGTTTACTTTAACTATTTTGTTCCCCGACCCCGCATAATCTGCAGGCGTATCGGTCAAACCGAGAAATGCTATAACTGCCGCCAGAAACTCAAGAGCGTTCTCTGCATCGTTCACTGTGGCGACTTTACCCTTTTCGCCGACATATGATCCCGGAGTATCGGGCAAATCAAGAAATAATGGAATACCGGCGATGCGACGGATGTGGGTCAATCGTCGATTGATGTTGCCAAGTTGTTTTTCGATCTTCTTTAGATCGTCTGCTACACTCATAAGAGTGTTATCCCCCTTGCTTCCTCTTCAAGCTCCAATGTGAAGGAGTTTATGTCAAGAAAATTCCTTTTCGCGTCCAGATCATTCAGGCAGAGCACATACCAGCAGTCATCTAGAGCGGCATCTGGAATAAAAACGAACGGATATTCACCGCCAAGAGCCTCAAAGAAGTCCTCCACCTCTCCAATAATATCGGCATCAACGACGTTATTGAATGTCAGCATGAAGTATTTCTGCTTTGCCAATTTCTTCCGATGCCTCTGGCCGTAGAGTGTCCTGCTCTCTGCCTTGATATATCTCAACGCTTCGGTGTATCCCCAATCGTAGTTTCGTGTGAAACTGCCATGCACAGCATGAACCAGCTCCCCAAATTCGTAATTATAGGGATTGTCCGGGTCGGTAATATCGAGCCTCCAATATTGAAATGTTTCCGTTGTGCCAAGAGCATTAAGTGAAAGCCAGATGTTTCGCGTAAGCGTATCTCCTTCTCCTAATACGTCTATTGGACCGTAAGCTGGATCACCCCAATTCGGCCCATTATCCCCGCTCAGAGTCAGCACAAACGGCGCAGCCACACTCGTTCCGACCAGATTATGATTCAACAACGCCAGCATGGTTGCCGGAGTCGTTTCATTCTGCAAGTCCCACATAACCCACTGAGCATCCCCAAGAGCCGCATTAGCACATCGATACGGCAAAGACTGACTCTTGTTATACAAATACTCGAGCTGATAAAGCGAGTCCTCCGAGCTACAGTACCCTCCAACAACCGGGTCGGCATCTACAGGCATAGTCACTGAAGTGATTAGATTTCCTGTTGCGTATCGTATGGTCATTTTAGTCCACCCTTATACTTTGTCTCATTTCCGTCCGTTTGCCGCCTTTATTTGTTTCAAGAATGCTAATGAACTTTGGGAATACTTCATTAGTGACAAGCTCTTCCATGCCCTCAGCATCAACAGCGCTCAGTTGCGGAGCAAAGATGATTTGAGGCTGTGCCGCCTCCGGCGCCCTCTCAGCTCCCTCGGGTCTGCGAACCATTGCTCCCACCTCCGTCGGTACTGTAGCTGGAACCCCCGGAGCGGGTGCTGGAGTTGCTGGTCGACGAGCTGTCATCGCTTCGATCATAGCCTTGATTCTCGTCTCACCGAAAGCTTTGGCCATTTCACCCTCCGGAGTTGCAATGCCCACGGGAATTGTTAAATCTTTAGCCTCGGCAAGAGCTTTGGCCATCTCTTCCTTTGGAATTGCTAATTCTGGAGCTTCGATCTTCTCGAGCATGGATTGAGCCATGCTCGCTCCCTCTTCGATTGCCCCAAAAGTTTTCTCTGCTTGCGCTTGAGTTTTCGCCATCACCCCTGTCAAGCTATGCGGACCGAACTCCTTCCCTACATCTCTAACACCACGCTTTCCTCTACGACCGAAGTTATCGAATCCGCCTCCCAGTCTTTCAAGTCCTCGAGCAATTCTATCGAGACCTGATATCAACTTCTCTTGCCAGGTTGCTTCTTCTGCAGAGAGAACTCCCGCAGCTTCAGCTTGGTCAAGAAGTGCTTGCGTTGGCTTGTCGAGCTCCAACCCATGTTCTCGAGCCAGGTATGCTAGACGTTGCAGGGTCGGAGCCATCTGCATGAGAGCTTCATTTCCCGATAGTCCGGCTGTCTTGAGTTGCTCAAAGTAAGAACCCGCCTGTTGAGCGGCATCCGTCAAAACCTCCTGATTCAAGGCTCCCACATTGGCCAGGGCATTAAGCACGTCAAGATTCCCGGTTACCGCACTGAACAGATCCTCATTGGCCGTAACAATGTCTTTCATTCGGAGAAGTTGGGAAATAGCGGCTCCTCCCGTTTGCCCCATTTCAGTATGTTTCTCGGCTATCGTCTCCAACGCAGGACCGAGAGCCGTCATCGCTTCTGCGTATGTTGCCCCGCTCTTAATCATCGCATTGAATGTGGCGAGCGTCTGTTTCTCAACACGTTCGAGCTGGAACCGAGCATCGCCCATACCGACGGTGATAGCGTCTGCCATCGCTTTAAGCCCTTGTGCAGCGCCTCCCCCCGTCTCCTCGACAATCCCTAACTGAGCATTGATATAATCTGTAACTTCTTTAACCTCGACTCCAGACTTCTGGACCTTCTTAATGAATTTGATCATGGCTTTGGAGCCTTCCTCTCCGAACAGCCGTGCACCTTCAACAAGCTTGGTGAACGACTCTCCGAGTCCTCGAGCGGCGTCTGTAGCCGAGATTTGCCCCCTCCGGTACGCCCCAAGTGTGGTCAGCGCACCCTGCCAGAGTTCGTTTATGTTTCTCTGACTTATTCCAACGTCGTCTATAATCTTAGAGAAAAGCTTTGCTTTAGCCGCCGTCGTTCCGATATCCTTTGCTAACGTGGCGATTTCCTCGGCAAGGGAGCGTGAGACTTTCCCATACGTGCGTAAGCTACTCACAGTGCTGTCGATCGTACTCTGCCACTCTTTCTCCGCCTTCTCGGCCGCTTCCTTCTCCTTCTGAGCCTTAGACTTTATTCCAAAGAGCTTCCCAAGACCCGATAGAGCAGACGAAACGATACCTCCAACAATTCCACCAATGGGTCCTGCTATCGCACCGAACGATTTCAAAGCACTCTTAGCCAAATTTCCAATCGTAGAACCAACACCTGCCGAAAGAATATTAAAAGAATTCTCAATCAAATCTCCAAAAGTTGTCGTGCCGGCAATCATCTCAGCAATACCTTTCGTCCAGTAATTTGTTATGTCATCTGTGACCGCCTGCCAATCCATAGAGAGTCCCCAGAACTCATTCGAAACCTTTCTGCGGCTATCGGCTTCAGCCTGTTCTATTTTAGGATACATACCCTCAAGTTCACTGACTCTTGGGTTGATATACTTTTCTTTGTAAACTTCCAAAGCAGCCTCGGCTACCTTCTTATGAGAGGCAATTTCCGTAACCCCCGACTTTCTCACCTCGGTCATACGCTTTCTGGCACCGCTTTGAATCTCATTAAGCTCCTCAATAGTGGTTGCCTTTTGAGCCTCTCGCTTCATCCTTTCAATCTCAATTATTACGTCAAGCTCATTCATTCGAATAGCTGTAGCCAGATTAAACCTTCTCAACTCGTCAGCATAATATTCCTCAATTGTTTCCTTCTTCTTTTTATACATATCAGTATAGGACTTAATTTCGTCAGCAATCCGTCTCCTTACCATTTCCCAACGGCGAGCATCAGCTTCCAAAGCCCTATCCAATGCGTTCCTTGCCGAACCTTTATCATAAACATCAGCGACGGATTTATCTATTTCATACAAAACATCAGCGGTTCCACGCGCCATAGCCTCAAAACTCTCATCAAATCCCCTAAACAGCTTTTTATTCCAATCCCCGTATGTATTCGCCATCTCGTCAATTTTCTCAACTGCGGCAACGACGGCCTCAGTAGTTTTATTCACCCTTTCCCGTAGCAGATTCATTCCTTCAGTGGACTTCAAGGAGGTTTCGTACATTTTCAAAAGTCCCTCTGGCATCTCGTCTCCGAAAACCTTTTTGGCTAACTTTGCCGCCTCATATAATTCGACTATCTTATCGTTCAAAAGTAATATAACTTCATCGACGTTACCACCTTTCTCCTCTACTTTCTTTAACACCTCTTGCAAAGCATTAAACTGTGTCTGAACCCCCTCCACAGTTGGAATGGCTGTCGTATAGCCCTTGACCATTGCCTTCCAGGCCTCTTCCTTTTCCCTCAAAGCCCTCGCCGTATCTGCTATTACCTTACGCTCAGCTTTCAGCTTTGTAAGAATATCAGTAAGAAATTTAGGAACAACCCGCTCCGCTTTTTCATATTCTTTAATATAAAATTGGATGCTCTCTATCATAGCATCGACTTTGTACTTCCCTTCTTTGTATAATTTTAACTGCGCTTCCATAGCCTGCTGAACTTCGGGAGCCATTTCCTTTAACTCGCCTTTGAGTATTTTTATCGTCCTTATATATGCTTCTTGTAATTCGACAGATTCCTTGCCCTGTTTTAAAGCTCTGAACATCTGTGAATAATTCCCTTTATATGCCCTTGTCATTGCCATCATTTCCCGAGTTGTCAGCCCTGCTTCTTTGGCTACCAGAGACCACCGCACAGCTTGAGTTTGAGCCTGCTCATTCACTCGTTTTTCGGACTCAATAACCTCGTTCTGGGCATCTCTAACTTTTTTAGTCCAATGAAGCGTAAGTAGAAGAGCGCCTACCAAAATACCCAAACCTACAGTCGTAACTGCACTTGCAGCCTTCAATCCCTTTACTGCTTTAGTTAAAAACGTAACAAACTTCGATGCAACTTGGAACTTCTTAAACTGACCAACAGCCCAAAGCACCTTGGCTGACATCATCAAAGCGGGTCCGAGAATAGCAAGGAACGCACCGAGTCCAATGACTACGGCTTTTATCGGTCCGGGAGCGTCTGCGAACTTCTCTATTAGCTTTATTACATTCAAAAGCACTGGCTTGAGAGCCACAATGAGTTTTCCAAGAGCTGGAGCCAGAGCATCGCCCAGCGTTCGCATAAGAACAGCTCCCATTGACTTCAACTGCTGGAAGCTAAACCCGGTCTCCCAAACGCCTTTCTCTATCTCTTTAAACGCCTTATCCAAAGCTCCCAATCTTTCCTCCATTGCGCCCAATTTCTTGGCAAAGATGTCAGCCTGACTACCTGTCAAAGCGAACCATCCGATTAACGCTTCTGCTCGAGGCAGGAGTTTTGCCACGGATTCTGCTGTGCCGTCAGTTTTCCCCTCTAATGCTTTCATGGCTCCAACAAGACCTAACTCTTTTACCATCGCCGCAGAAGTCGCAAACCCCAACTTCCCTATTAATTCCGTCATCGTGTCTGTGGGTTTCATCATGCCTCGAAGGATTCCTGCAAACTGTGTACTTACCTCCGCCGCTCCCCCTGTAACACCTGTTAATGTTGCAAAAATGGCAAACATCTCTTCCTGCTTAACATTTAACTTGGCGGAAATGGGTACAACTCGACCAATGCTTTTAGCCAATTCAGGAAAGGTTGTTTGTCCCAGTTTTACAGTTATGAAAGCCAAGTCTGCAGCTTTTTGAATTGCCTCGGCTGTCGTGTCGTTATAGCCTTTGGTAACCGCAGAAGTAAGATTGATGGCATCGGTTGTTGTGGCCATACCGGCAGCGGCCGCCTTAACATTGATTTCTAATATCTTTGAAGTCTCTGCCGTGTCTCCAAATGCCGAAATGACCTGATAGGCTCCATCGGCGATGTCCTTGGCACTCGTACCAAATGCCATAGACATTTCATTGATATCGGTCTTTAACTCTTTAACTCGTTTGATATTGCCTGGAATCAGGGTGCCGATATTTGCCATGGACTTATTAAAGTCCATAGACATTTTGAGGGCGGCAACACCGATTCCCACTAACGGCAGAGTTAGTCCGACAGTCAGACCTCTACCTGCTTTTTTGAGTTTCTTTGAGATTGCGTCGAGGTTTCGACCGGACTTCTTGACAGATTTGTCAAGGGTTTTGAACGCTTGTGTCCCTTTGGTAGAGAACTGCTGGATTACACGCGTTCCCTTATCATCAACACGCAGTACGAGGACAATATCCTGACCACCGGGCATTTTATCCTCTAGTAGCGTATGCTATCTTCTAATTCTCGCACGTGACCTACCTCGCGCTTCTTCAACCTTCCGTTTCGCTTCGTCCTCTTTCCGTGCCTTCTCAAATTTGGCAAGGCGAAGAGGGTTGGCGACTCCTATCATAAATAGGATTTTACCGGCCAGCGAACGCTGGTCTATTCCACCGACCTCATATAGGTCACATAGGTCACGGACTAGCCGTCCGTCGTATTTCAACAATCCCGTATTGGGGTCAACTGCCTGCGTGAGCAGAACGTTGTAAACGTCCCAAACGTCGATGTTAGCCGGGCAGAGAATGGGCACGCCCTTCGGGCAAAAGCCGAGCTCGTCAACGTTATCGCACTTCGGTCTGTGTTTCTCCTCTACCTCTTTGAAAAGCTTCTTGCAGTTCTCACAGTTAAGAGCTGTGGGGTCTTCTGCCCACGCTACTGCTTTTCCAACTGTTCTACCTCTTTCTCCTTCTCCTCCTTAAACTTAACGAAGTACTCAGGAGAAGTGGCTACAGCCAAGCACCAATTCTCAAACTCTGCGGATTCCCAGATAATTGTTACCCTGTTCTTGTATTCTGGCGGGACCTCGTTCTTCCGATCCTTCTCTGTAACTTCGATGGGGAAAAGTTTCTGAAACCCCTCGAGGGTCAGTCCTTTCCAACTGAGCAGAACCTTCTCTGCCCAGTGATGAGCAACCTTCCCTCTGTCGAGATCGTCCTTGAACTTCCGCTCTTCCTTGTCGTAGATGTGCTTGGTGCACGACTCGACAATCTTAATCATGTGCTGTTTCGAGACATATGCAATCTCGACCATGAATCCCGGAATGGCATCGTACTCAACCCATACCGATACACCCTTCATCATAGTGCTGTCTATCAGCTTTTGTAAATTAACCGGACTCATACCGTGCCTCCTGAAAAAAATCTATTCGACTGCGCCGGGCACTATCCCGAACCGCTTAATCGAATGCAATTCTAAGTTCGTCGTCGCCTGCCGCTGATCCAACCGCATCAAAAGGCAGCTCGATCATCACTTCCTCGTCGCCCGAAAGAACCGGAGCTTTGTACTCTATCTGCGGGCAAAAGACTCTCATTCTGTTGCCTGACACATCTCCCGCAGGAACGATAAGAGCATCCTTCTCCCGTTTATCCGCCTTGTAGAAATACCTCGATCCTGCTGGGGCGTAGTACATGGTCAGAGTGCCGTTGACATCCCTGAATGTGGGCGCACCGTATGCTGTTGCGTAGGCCAGGCCGTTCTTCTCGTCAATATAGTACTTGATGTTATTTGTGAGTGTAATGGTAGCTGTGAGGACGACACATTGACTCGTGTCGATGGTAACGACTCCCATCTTCCCGCAAATGGGTTTCTTCGTGTCAACTGCTCCGCTAGTCGGATACCAACCTTTAACTGTCGCTCCGCTTGTTTCCTCTTCCGCAAGTCCCGGGGAAATTGTGATGATGTCAGTTTCGTAGTCAATGGATGTGATCAGATACCCGGTTGCCGGTGTGTTATCACCGACTGAAATTCTGATGTTTGAATCCGAGAAACGTTTTGAGTGAGTGACGTGAAGTGTTGTGGCGTCTTTGGCTTCCGTCTGTGAGAGCGTTGACTCACCTGCCAAGAATTGCCGCATGAAACTCCCGCTCCAAGCCAGCGATGCTATCGCGTCTCCAGCGATGCTTATCTCGAGCGTTTCAACCGTGCATCCCATCATGGCAAAAACCGTGGTTCCGACCTTTCTCCACAAGCTGAAGCTGGGGATGGTCAATGAGCTGTCAAGCACGTACAGGACACCTTGACTCCAGTTGGCACAAGCGGCAGGAGAGTTTGTTAGACATTTCCGTCCCAACGCGGCTTCTAACAGAACATCAACTTCGGGCTTTGTTCCCACAACTCCGGATGGCTTGACGTACGTGGTAAAGCTCCACTCTCCGGGATTGACCCAACAACTGAGCGGACTCATTCTCGACCGCTGGCCTCTGATCTGTTCATCTTCCAGCAACTCACGTTCTTGACCCGTAGTTGCCACTCCGACGGCAAGTACTCTGTCAGTAACGTCGGGTCTGACCATCACTCCTTCTTGCCCGACGGCTTCCTTCTTGACGAAGAGCTGTTCCTCGTTTGCCTTTGCGTATGTTCTCATGTTATAACTCCTCCATCAATTATTCACTTCTAACCTTCCAACCGACATCGATACCGTTTTTCTTACCTTCACTTATGGCAATTACGTAGCCGTCATAGACTCTTTTGGGTACCTCAACCCAAACACCCTTCGGACATGTGGCAACGCCCGGTATTGCTCTGGGCGCATTCGTAGACATTAAGAAGAATCGGGATGGGGGAGAGGGTGGGGGAGTGGGTGGTTTTGGTTTTTTTGGATAATACTTTTGATAAGAAACTGACTTTATTGGCTTCTGCTTCCTTGCTCTAGGCATTGGCTATCTCCTTCTCATACAAAATTTCCAAGCTGAGAATAACCTCCCATAATGGAAACTCACCGCCATACCGCACGCTCCTTACGTGACAACAGGTACACGTTCCGTTCAGAGTTATATCACCACCGATTGCATCTTTCAACTCTTTTGTCAATGTTTCTTTCTGTGTGTCCGAGTCCGGCTCATCTATATAATAGCAAGTCAAATCAACGAAAAACGAGTACATATCGAAGCCACCAACCTCGCCTCTCGTTGTCTCCTCGACCGCTATAATCTCATTCAATGGAACTTCAGCTAATGTTCGCACGGTCATATCAAGCTTTGCATTGGCATTAACGACAGTATTAACACTGGCTGTGTTTACCTGATTTGCTAACGCCGCTAATATCAATTGTGCTTGTGACATTATACCCTGCTCAAATAACTTACCTCGAGTGTTAGGATGCCAACACAATGAGGCTCTAAGAATCCCTCATCCGTGACGACCCGAACTACCTTAGTATTATAGACCTTAGTACCCCGAGTCACATCATCGAGTATTTTATCGACTGTGGCACGAATGAGAGCATCTAACTTCGTACCCAAATCTCCCTCCTCACTATAATCAAAGACTACGACAACTATCGTATGAGTGACCTTGATAACATCCTGCAAGAACCTCATCCTGTCCCGTCGCACATCGTTCAGGAAGCTTGATGGATACTCATAATTCTCATAGTCCTCCTGATGATGACGTTCGCAGTCCTTCATTGTCCTGCCGTTTACGCTAACCGTCTTTATATCTGCAACGAGGTCAAGCAGAACATCTTCGGCGGTCGTATATCTCATGACATTTTCCCCCGTTCAACCGCTTCCCGTGTCCTGCGTGCGACCTCGGATTTAAACAACTCAATCTTCCGTTCGAGATTTGCTCTCGTCTGACTGACGAATAGATAGGGTCGAGTCCCCGGATGATGAACAATCGTTGTGAAAATTGTCTGCCCGTTAATTTCAAACACAAGCAATGGGTTGCCCATGATGATGTGTGGTGATGTCCCGTGCTCGAGATACCACAGAAGCTCTGGATGATCCGATGCCGTGCCGATGATAATCTCATCAATCCATCCGTGCATATCCTTCTTCGCCATTCTCGTATACATATCGGCAAGATGGGTTCCGGGTTTATCTGAGCGTGGCGTTGTCCGCTTCAACTGCTCCATTGCCTCACCTGTGAGAGACCATAATCCCGCTCCTGTATGTCGCTTGAACGACATGAGATTATTGGCAATCTTCTTAAAATGGCTTAGGTCTGGCTTCAGAGTTATTGCTTGTTCCATCTTACGCTTACGCCCAAAACGTCGGAGCCTTCTTCGACTCCACTGTCATGGCATCATAAAACTTCTTCTCCAATGTCCGAGCATCCTTCAGCTCTGGGTCTGACAGCGTCCACGGAAACTGTCCTCCCGTATGGGAAATTGCACTCAACCGTTTCTGTCTCCTCGCCCTCACTTTTAACGCCTGAGATATGGCGTACCACACGATAAACTTCTCGAACCTATCCTTACACAATGCCAAAGTCCAAGCCTTAATATAAATGTAATATACCCTATCGCCTGTTGTTGATGGCGGAGGAAGCAACCATAATTTTTCCGTTGCCTCGTTCCAATCCCAATCGGCTCGATCTGCTATCTGCTGAGCCTTCAACGCATCGACATACTGCGTTACCTGATCGAGCATAACATCATAACCCTCGGCTGGAAACTCAACGTCAAACTCACCGCCGAAAATGTCTGCCATTGTGGCTCGTCCACCTGCCCAACCGACAAATACCACCTCTATTGCATCTTCGTGGACAGAATAGTCCGGCTGATCACCTACTGTTTCTATATACGACGTCGCCCAGTTTGGAATGTACCTATCGAACTCTTCTAAAGCTTCGGCGATCCAATTCTCGATATTAGCGTCTGGAACAATATCAACTGGCGGCTTTCCCGCTTCTAGCCTTATCCTTGTTACTAGTGCGCTTGCGTCCAGTCCCACGGCGTGACCTCCTTAACTTCGGATTCGGATTTTCGGCCAACCTAATGCGAATAATTTCACCGACTTTACCGGGCAAAATATGTACTGGATTGCCCATGGCATCATAAAAGACTTGCTCCACCTTTGTTTTGTTTTTATACTTCTCTTTATAATACTCATAACCTTCTCGAGCAACTTGCTTTGCCACCTGACACCTCCTTCAAAAATAATATCACACAAAGGATTGCAGTTTGCAACCCTAGCGTCCTAAATATAATTGAGACTCATGCCGTCTTTATTAATACATTTTTCAACTAATTCATTGACAATACACACTTCACACCTCGGACATGCCCTCGGAACGATTCTAGTTAAAAGCTCACGATGACTCTTCGAACCCCACCGCTTTAAAAATGCTTCAAATGGATACCACTTGCCTAACGAGAACTCCTCGTCTCCACGCCGATCAGGACATGGATGGAACTTGCCATCGGCGCCCAGCACGCCAATTAACGGCGTTGCATAACATTTCCTGAACCGAATCGCCCTATTCCATTCCCGCTCTACTTTATGTACTATGCCGTAAATATGAAAAGTCTCATCCTCTAATTCTTTCCGGGCTTCTCTGAGATAATACTCGGACTGCTTTCTCATTCCCTGTGAAAACCTATAACGTGAAAGGTATATCGGACGAATAAGAGCTATGTCTGCGCCCATTGTCTTCGCCAAATCACAGAATCCAAACTGTTCATTGAAAGTAGTATGATGAATAAGAAAACACATTGTTATTTTGGGACGGCCATCATCTCCCCTGTTCTGAGCCAGCCAACGAATATTAGTCATTACCTTGTCAAAATAATCGAGTCCTGCCTTCTTAACTCTCAAATACGTTGTTGAAGTTGCGGCATCAACCGAAAACTCGACCCATTCAACATACTTCAGCACGGCCTTTCTAATACCATCCTTTTCCAAACACAAGCCATTTGTCTTTATTCCGACACGTATACTGTTCTTATCTAGCTCCTTCAAAAAATCTACAATCCGAGGGTGAAACAATGGTTCACCACCAGAGAGTACAACATTCTTCACTCCCCACTCTTTTAAAAATACTGGAATTTCGAGCAACCGAACATCGGAGATTGACGTCAGATTTGACGACCTGTAATCCTTATACTCGCACCATGAACAATGAACATTGCAGAGATTTGTAGGGTCAATTGTTAACGTGACTGGCGGTTGAAGGTTCTCTTCTGCGCCATTTACCCACCTAACCGCGGCTTCGATCCGCTCTCTATGTGCCAAAGCCTTCATACTATTATAAGGATTATAAACATTTATCATTTCTTTCCACATTGCCTATACCTCCAATATTCGTCAAACCCGTAAACTCAGGGTCAATTATATGACTATCGTTCGCCTATGCTCCTCTCCTGCCCAAATTCACGCTATTTTTACCACCTCTCGATGGCTGGAGCATAGTTTTCCTTGAACCATCGAATAGTCCACGAAAGTCCTTCTTCCAATGCTGTGTCCGGAGTCCAGTGAAGGACGTCTTTCATCCTGGTAATATCAAAAACCTTCGCCTTCGCACCTTCGGGCTTTGACGTATCCCACTTGACCTCACCTTCATACTCTACTAGCTTTTTTATATAATACACAAGCAGCTTGATTGCTGTGCCGATGCCTGTTCCTATATTTAATGGTATTGGTTCATCATACTTTTCTGTTGCTCGAAGAATACCTTCTGCAGCGTCATCAACAAACAAGAACTCACGAACAGGATTTCCAGTTCCCCAAACTGGCACAGTTAATGAGTTATTCTTTTGGGCTTCAACGAACTTTCGAATAAGCGCTGCTACGACGTGTGACCGCTCTGTATTATATGAATCCCATGGACCATAAAGATTTGCTAACATAACATGAATTCCATTGAACCCGAACTGTTGCCTGTAAGCATTGCATTGAATAACCATCATCTTCTTCACTGCTCCGTAGCACGCAACTGAACCGTGACACGGACCCTTCCATAAATCCTTCTCCTGCATTGAGCCTGAAACCTCGCCTGGATATGAGCAAGCTGTTCCTACGCCTACGAACTTCTTTACATTAGCCTTCGCACATGCATCAATAACATTTGTCTGCATTGACATATTCGTAAAATAAATATCTGCTGGTATCTTCATATTAATCTCGATTCCTCCATAAAGTGCGGCTGAATGGATGACAATCTCGGGATGAAAAACTTCAATCATTTCCTCTGCTCTATTCTTATCCATCAAATCATAATCGGCGCTCCTTGGAATAGCTACGTGTGCACCCCTATCCTCCAATTTCTTGACAATAACCCTGCCTAAAAAGCCAGAGCCACCTGTTACCAAAACCTTTTTGTCTTTTAATTTCATGTCTGCCTCACAAAGCTCCATACCCCGAGCACTACAAGCACAAGTAATATCCATCGTGCGGTGTCGGGATAGAGCATTCCAAAGAATCCGCACAGCACTAAAATAACTATGCTTACCTCATTTTCGGTTATCTTCATACTGCCTCGGCTATTCACAGTTGATGATGCGGACATCCGAACACTTCTCTTTCAAGCCCGGGAACTGCTTGTAGAACGCCTTGTACAAATTCTTCAGCTTCCTGTCATCCGCTTCCGATGCCGGCATCCGCCTCACCGGCTTGGCGGGCACCCTCGTTGTTATCATTACCTTAATGTTCGATGTTGTTGTTGTCATTCTTCCTCCTACACATTTGAATATTGAGGCTTTGGTTCGAAAGACTGAAACAGATCGATAAGCTGTGAAACTCCCGTTTCCAAACTCACAGTCGTTTCGAATCCCAGAGCTTCTATTTTCTCGGAGCTGACTTCGTAGTCCCGTTGATCTTCGTCCCTTCCAAAGTCGGCGTAGTGCAAATAATACTTCACTTTCTTCTTGATAAACTCCGCCACCTGACGCTTCGTTAAATTCAGGTCTACCGAGCCGATGTTAAAAACCTCACCTTGCATTTTTTCAATGTTCTGAATCGCAAAAAGGATCGCCCTGGCCATGTCCAGCACGTGCACAAACGCTCGTCGATAATCCGCCTCGTAGACAACCAGATTCTTCTCTTTCACAGCCTTGTAGCAGAAGTCATTCACCATCAAATCAAGCCTCATCCTCGGAGACACTCCGTATCCAGTAGCAAATCTAAGGACAATAGAGTTCTCTCTCTCCCTGACCGCCTCCTCAGCTAAAACTTTTGTATCACCATAGACAGTGAGAGGATCTAACGGCAAAGCTTCTACACAAACCTCTGTTTTCTTCCCATAGCACGAGTCCGTCGAAGCCAGTATGATTGGAGCTTCCTTATTCGCCGTACCACACACAGTCCGTGTGCCACCAACATTGACTTCGAGAGCTTCCCGTTCGAACTTCTTACAAATCGGGAACCCAACGAGAGCCGCTAAATGCACAATGATAGCGCAATCCTCAACACGTTTCTCAAGGGCGCCGGAATCTCTGACATCCCCCTTCACAAACTCAAAGTTTTTATGCAGGAAGCACGCTAAAAGCCCGTCAACTCCCCACATCAGACTGTCGTACACTCGCACTTTGTGTCCTGCTTGCAGAAGCATAGGCACAAGCACGGAGCCGACAAACCCCGCTCCACCAGTTACTAAAATTCTCATTTGCTTCTCTCCCATTCAATGATTTTATCTAAAGCATTTTCAAGACGCCCAAACCCAAACCTCATTAACTTAAACAATTCACTCAAGTTCGCCACCCGACCACGCACATCTTCAAACCCTTCAGGGTACACCTGATCATATGGCACAAGCACAATGTCCGACTTGCTCTTTGCCCCCGCCTTGATCAGCTCAGCCAGCTCCAAAATGGAGATGCCACAGTTGCTTCCAACATCGAGGGTCTTGCCTTTGCTCTCAGGAATGGATCCAAGGCGATCGAGCACCCGCACAGTATCTTCCACCGGGCAGAAGCTTCGTGTCTGCCGCCCATCTCCGTAAACTGTTATCGGTTCACCCATCGTTGCCTGTCGTACAAACCTCGGCACTACCATCCCGTATGACCCTGCCTGTCTGGTACCGATCGTATTAAAAATTCTGACAATGCTCACATCGAGACCATACTTCTTAGCATAGGACAAAGTCAAAGCTTCTGCTGTCAGCTTACTGAGAGCGTAGTTCCAACGGGTGAAGTTGAACGGCCTCCCTGCCTCCAAACTGTAGACCTCCGAGCTTGAAGCTATTACCACCTTTTGATGGGGAGCCAAATTCTCCAAAACGTAGCCCGTCCCGAATACATTTACTTTCATAACTTGATAGGGGTCTTCCATGACCTTCAGCATCCCCACAACGGCGGCCAAATGGTAGATACGATCCGCCCATTTCACAAGGTCTTCCAACTCTGGGGAGAAGATGTCTTCCTCAATGAATTTAAAATTGTGATGGTTCATAGCTTGCAGTAAATTAGCTTTTGTGCCCGTGCTCAGATCATCAATAACGGACACAACATCGCCTTTAGCCAGATGATAATCCGTCAGATGTGATCCAATGAATCCAGCACCGCCAGTTATCAGAACTTTCATCATCCCTCCTCCGAATATCCCATGAACGACATTATCTCCCCCGCCCATGACCAGAACTTTTTATTCATGGCCGGTGAGAACTCATCCTTCCAGCCACCAGACAAGCCTCTCAATCCGAGTTTGCGAGGATCAACTCCTTCTGAAGCACGACGCTTCAACAATCGGCTATACCTTGTCCTCTCCACAGCCTGCTTAATAATTCGCAAACTCGTTTTTAATTTTGTAAACTTAACAACCTTCCTCGTTATAGCAAGGGGGTCTGCCAACAAGTCCTCGTACTTTACCATTAATGATTCAACACCTATCCATCCTCGAAGCCAAAAAGTAACGTGCACTTTCCACGACCCAAAAGGCATCATCCCGGGGATGAACTTATCAATGAGAAATTGCTTGAAGGACATTGACGAATGAACCGTACCCTGCCATAAGCCAAAATGATAACATGAGAGAGCAACATCCCTCCCATCCCTATAGCTATAGACTGCGTTTGGATATTTGAGGTAATACGATATCATATCGAAATGACATTTCACAAAGACGGGGTTGTACGAGTACGACTGGGCCACAATATCAGACCAACCCCGCTGATGAGCATCTGGTATAAACTTATCAATATCAAGATACCCACAGTCGACTTCCGGGTGCTGAATGTTTGCGAGGAGAAGTCTCAGCCACGTGTTCCCCGAGCGGGGATAAGACACCAGCCAAATGAACTTCTCCACTACTTTCTCCTTATGAGTATCCACGTCTGTCTGCCCGGATGATAAACAGGCAAAATTCTCATGGTCAAGTTATGTTTTTCAATGATTGCCCTCATAGTGACAGGCCGATAAAATGCCCCCGACTGATTCCATTCCTTCCCTCCATAATCTACCTTACCCTCAGAATAAGTCGCAAGAAAAATCGTTTCTGGCTTCATAGCTTTGTACGCAGACTCCAAAGATTTGTCAATTTGCTGTTTCGGCATATGTGCAAACACAGATTGAGCCATGATGTAGTCGAAATTTCTTTTAAAGATAAACATATCGCAGGCATCCGAAATTTCTAAGTAAGGTGTCTTCTCTCTAACGAGTTCTGTCAAACAGTTATGCTTTATTCCCTCAGTCACAAGGTCACGTTTTGGTTCTATCCCATAGTAGTTGCCACGATCAAGATACTGAATCGCAAAGCGTCCGAATCTCAAACTTCCACACCCGAAATCCAATAGACTGTGATAATGTCTCATTCCCAACGTGAAAAGATGAAAGAACTGCAACGCTCCCTGAGTGTCGTACCATTCTATCGGTCCAACGTATCTCCTCCAATCGATCACTACTTTCTCCTTGCTCATTTCTTCACCACCGCCCCTATTCCCATGTATGATGGCTTGAATGAGAATACCACCTTCATATATCTCCCCTCGTCTCTCATTATCTCACCGAATAGGATTCTGACCTCGTGATTCGCCTCGTGATGCATTACGTCGTGAAAGGCAACGATGTGTTCGGTCAGTGGTTCGTACATCTCATAGTCTCTCTTAACTGATTGATAGTGATGATCCGCGTCTATGAAAAGAAGATTGATCAGCCTGCCTCCCAACTTCCTCTTCAATTTATTTAATGTTTCCTCGCTATGCGTATCGCCATGTATGTCTGGATTGTACTTGAGAGCATTGTCAATTCCAATGTGCTCTGCTCCCAAGAACTCCTCATAAAACTTTTTCTGACAATTATTTGCCACGCCCAACTCCACCACGATCGGATGTTCAACGCCTCTATTCTTAAAATAAGCTTCCGCAAACTCAAGAAAGCTCTGCCACTCCTCCGGCTGTTGCCAAAGTTTTGCTTTGCTCACTGAAATTTTAAGTCGTTCGATGTTCATTCTACCAATCTCAAAATAGCTGTGGATCACAAAGATGTTTCTCGCACTCCCTCCTTATCTCCTCCTCCGTAATAAAATGATGCTGAACAGTCAGCTTCCGCTCAAGATTGTAGCGACTCTGCCGCTCCCTCCGCCCCTTGATACGCCTTTTTATAGCCATATCCACATCAGCCATCGCCCAGTGAGCTCCCAAAAACTTCTCTGCGGAAACTACAACCCTTTCATTTGGCTTATACGAATGGCAACCCGGAGACCACTCTATCCCGACTTCCGGCCGAACTATAATCGGCTTGGTGTACATCTTATTTATACCCGCCGTCACGTTCGGATCCCCGTGACGTCTCTGAAGCACCGCAGGTTTGGATGAATCCAAATCTTTATCAGTTTCATGCCTATACACCTGCCACATCTGAGCGTGCAGCAAATTGGCTTTCTCCCTCATGAGGACGGGCATTGCATGTCCCTTAGCAGGAAATATGAACTCGTCCGCGTCTACAGCAAATACCCAATCACCCTTCATTTTGCAAACGACTTCGTTCACCTTTCGAACCTTCAGATCATCGTTCATCATGTCGGGAAACGTAAAATCCTCAATCTCAACGTTTGCATACTGCCCGCATACCGCTCTCGTATTATCGCTCGAATCTGTGTCCAATAACAAATGAACTCTATCAACCCATCCGTAATGGTTAAGAAAAAGTGGGGCCAAGAAAGCTTCGTTGTACCACATAGTCACCACCCCAAACTCCATCCGTTTCTCTACCCATGCCAATAGATAGTGACTGCCATCTGGTTGAAGAAGCAACTCATCTACAGCCTTTCGCACACCGGGATGCGCCATTCCCACCTTACCTACCGACACCGGTGAATGATAATCATGGAACACCATCAATCCTCCTCTCTTCAACTTGGGCCAAGAAAGAAGAATATCGCGTTTCACACTTTCATAGTCATGCGCCCCATCAATGAACACAAGATCGCAGTTAACTTTTAACCCCGGCAAGACATCCTCGGACTTTCCGACGTGATACACGATATTAGGCCAGCCTTTAATATTGCCTTCAAAAGCATTTAATGTGGTGAATTCCAGAGCTTGAATTTCGCTGCCTTTCGTGCCCTTAAACGTATCGACCGCATATACCTTTTTTGCCACCTCGGCCATTGCTAGAGTCGACCTCCCATGATAGCTGCCTATTTCGAGGCAAACTTTATCCTTGCCCAATTCCTGTAATTTCAAACACTCAGGAGTATAGACATACCCATGCACACCTCGAAATGGTTTTCTACTCATTTGGGTTGTTTCCTCCTATAACCCTCCTTTCGATCCTCTCTAATGTCTCCTCGATAATTCCCCGGGTCCCACGTCGACTTTGTCGCCTCCATCTCTTCGATGGTCAACTTGCGCCCGAACAGAATAACGTCATTGTCAGACAATTTCGGCAACTTATGCGCCTTGAACAAAGCAAGGTTCCCGGGCGAGAACTTCTCCTTCTTCGTCTTGATGTACTCTCGCTCGAGCGGAATAGCCATGCCACAATGTTTACAATACCTATCAACTTGGTCTTGAAATTCAGGGGGCGTTTTCTTCCACCAACCTGGGTCGATCGGATATCCTCCTGCCCCGTCAAGAATTGAGTCAATAGCATAAGCCACTTCACAGAAGAAAGCGCCTTTTGGACCAATAGACGGACACCACGTTTTCTGCACCCAACACTCGTCTATCAGTTTTTTTCTGTACTCCTCATCACCCACGACATCCTGAATTGCAATGGTCAAAGGTTGATGCTTGCACGTTTTCTCCTGATGTGGAGTGTGCTCATTATATGCAACCATCCCAAAGGTCTCATTAATCAGGGTTCGATACTTCTCATATCTGGGACCTCCCGAAGTCCACAGCCCATACTTCTCCTTCTTGTGCTTCTTTTGCAACAGATAACAAGCTTCCTCGAACTGTGGATGCACAACTGGTTCACCTCCTATTATTCCTATTCTGCCTTCGAAGCCATCAAGTGATTGAACCGCTCTATCAAGAGTCTCCAAGTCCATAAAGAATCTCTGGTCTTCTCGGATGTGTCGGTTGAACCGGGAGCAGTACAGACAATCCCGCCAGCAGACATTGGTGAACTCGATCTGGCAAAACCACGCTTGTGAAATAGGCTTCATTTTTTCTCTCCCAGAAGCTCGAAGCTCTCACCCCAATACAGACCCTTCCCTCGTCTGCGGCGATACATCGGCCTATCGTGCTTCTTTGCTAACCGTGACAATTCCGTCGTGCGCCCTTTCTGGGCGAATACATGCTCCACTACGGCGCCTGTGGCAAAATGAAACCGGTCGATCTTTTTGGCAAACTTCCCCAACTCAGAATCACCGCCAAAGTGAAGATACTCAGGACAAAAGACTTGTCTATCCGGGAATCTGTTAATGAACTTTCTTCCCATCAACCCAAACGCTGTCGGAGGACCCCCGCTGTTTAACCCTATCACCCCATCACCATCCGGGAAATGCTTCTTCAGAGCAATCACTGCCTCAGAGATACAACTGGGAGCAAACGTAAGGTCGTCCGATCCATAGAGGACTGCATCCACGTCACCCATCTCCAAAAGTGCCCGGTTCATAGAGAAAACATAGTCCATCCTTTTCTCATTAAAAAGCATAGTCACAGGCTCCGCAAGGAGCTTGTTAAAAAGTCTCCTATTTCCATCGACCACCACGAAGATAGAAACGTCCTTGTAATCACACTCCACGATAGACTTGATGCACCTCCTCAATGACTCCAGTCTATCGTAGGTTGAGATTAACACCTCTACGTGCATCTTATCCATCCCTTATCCTGCTTTTAATATCGGACGAGCTGTGCTTCGGATAATACGGGAACACTATCACTCGGATTCCCATGTCTCTTATAAACTTCACATATTTGTCGTCAACGTGTTCGTGATCCCCACTCTCTACCAAGATGTCTGGCTGAATATGTGCTATGTTTTTCATCGGATCATACTCATCCTGTGCCACTACAACATCGACCATTTCCAGGGACCGAACCAAATCAAACCTCTCGTCGAAACTTATCGCGGGCTTTTTCTTTTTCTCCATCACTGCACCATCAGTCAGGACACCGACAACCAGCTTATCGCCCAACGCCTTCGCATTCTTCAAATGCTCAATATGACCTTTGTGCAGAATGTCACCGCAAACGTAGGCATAAACTACAATCATCGCTTCCCCCGCTTCATCCTATCCCAAACAAACTCATTGAAGACGTAACATACGTGCTTGATCCCGATATAGGTCAGAGTGATAGCGGTCATCTGCTTCCAGCTTCCAGTGACAAGATAAGAAATCGTCCCAAGAATCACGTTCCCGCAAAGCGTCTCGTAAGTGAGCATCTTGAGAATCGATCGGGTCGTTAGATTCTGGATCCTTTTAACTTTCAGCCACAGCCTTTCGTGAAAATAGAAGACGACAAGGAACACCCCGTGGTGAATGACTGTTATAAGTCCAGTTTGGATCCACTTCCTCGTGTAGGCGTAAGTCACAATCGCCAAAATCACGACACCCATGATACGCCAAATCACACTCTTCGATGCTGATCTAGCTCGAGTCTCCATCATCTCCTTTGCGCCTCCCTCCAATCGAATCGTTTATAAATGCTCACATCGTTGCCCACGTTGTGAAACCAGCACCGAAAGACTCTTACATCGATAGTCTTGAACCCCAAACGTTTTGCGACCATCAATCGGTGAGTACCCTGATGCATGTGCCTGCAGTTTTTACACCACCAGATGGGCCACCACTTCCAAATCTTGAACTCACGTATCAACCGCTCAACTGTCGGCTCTGTCATACGTCCCTTCTTCTCCACTTTGGGAAAGAATCGATTTACGAAGAGCGGAAAGTCGAGAGGGAGCTCAACGATCGTGTGTTCGTCATAATCGTGAGGTTGACGCTTTCCGTCCCACACAACTCTTGGCATTCGTCTCGCCACAATTATTTCCTTCGAACCCCCACCACGAGAAGTGCTCTCAATAGTGTACGTCAGATCGTTAAGTGCACGTTCGGCTTTCAATGGTGTCTGAGTGGTTAAACCCCCGATCACAGACGGCTTCGGTCCGTAGGTGAAAAAGTAGTGTCGATACGTCCAGTCAAAATTCAGTTTTATTATTAACTTATCCCTGCTCAAAAATGCGAGCTTTCGCACCAGATCACTGGCTGCCTTCGGGTGGATACGTGGAAGGCGATCCAAACATTGCACAGTATCGTACGTTTTCTCATCCTCTTTCTTCGGATCGAGCCTCATCAACGGATCGACCCGTCTTGCGTCAAAAACCTTCTCAGATGTCATCGTACTGTTCCTTCAACCTTGTAAGATAGCCGCGTTCCAAGTCTTCATCGTGGATTTGAGTGCCAGGTGTTTCGTCTCTACTTTGAGAAAAGTCATACAGCTCGGTTGATACTCTCCCTCGAACATCTCTATTGTACAGAAACTTGTAATCCCTATGCCTGAGCCCTCGAATGAAGACGTTGAGGGAGGGTAGCTTCTTCCAATACTCCTCTTTTTTATCGAGAACCCGCCACTGACGAGTGAACTCAAAGAAGGCCGTTCTGTCTTTATCTCTTGAGAATAGGTTGATACCATCTCCGTCTCGTTGCTCATTCAAAATCGTCGGTGCAATGTCAACTACGGGCGAAACTAAATCGTCGATTTCCTCTAACCCGGAGGGCCGGCCAGGCCAATAAACAAAGAAAGGTATGGACATAATCTCCTCGTAACAGTTTATCGCGTGCCCGCACCAGTTATGTTCCCAAAGAGCTTCACCATGATCACTCAAAAAGAAGATCGCCGTATCCTCATGCAGTTTCTCATCCACAAACCATTTGAGAAAGTGTTTTAGCTTCTTATCATACTGCTTTAACTGCGCTCTGCAAAGTTTGAAAAGTTTTTCTTGAGGATACTGATCCCGGTGAAGATGGACGTACTTCAAAAAAGACATCCTTCCGCCTCCCGGAATCCGCTGACGCCACTCCCTTGAAATTCTTCCATCACGGGGCCACACACCGTAAGGCTCGTGACCGCTGTCAAAATCCCAAGTGAAATAGCAGAACGGTTTTTCCAGCGGTTCAGTCCGCAACACGTCTAACTGAAAAAAGTTAGACTCATCCCAGAAAATCGATTTGTCAAAGAGATGATATGCAGACTTTGCAAGATACCTCCAGACATACTCCCCGCCGAAAAACTTATTCACGTATCCCTTCTTTTTAAGCTTCGTTATCAAAAAATCATCATCCGAGCACTTGACCGCCCGCAAAGACTCGTGTTCTTTCAGCAAACGATGGAGATGTTTAACATAAGTGATGTCGTACAGCCCGTTATGATAGGGCAGCAACCCCGTATAGAGAGACATCTGAACGGGAAGCGTCCACGTAGCAACCGAGTAAGCGTTCATAAATTTCATTCCACCGTACTTAGACAAAAACCGATGAAAGCAGGGCATCAAAGTCGGATCGTTAGCGAGGTCAGCCCTGAGAGCATCGGTCGTCACTATGATATAGTTCATTTTTTCTTCCAAGCTTCTATCCACGGGGCTAGGTCTTCCATCGTTGGATGTGGAGGCAAAGATACGCTCAGTCTCTCCAACTCCTGACTCACCTCCCCTTCCCCTTTTAACCAGAGCGGGTGTTTATCCTTCTTGAATCTCTCCCACTCATAAGGTTTGTACCCACGCCCCGCCGCTTGGCTCCCTCCTCTTTCGACCATACACTTCGCCTTGAAAAGCCTCCGCTCGTACGGCGCAAAATCGTGGAAGTGATAAAAGAACACGTCACTAAGAACAGTCCGCTCGGGGCTGGGTGACGTCTTCCAGTTTGACTTCCCCGGAATGCCAACTGAGGACTTTCTTATCACTGCAATTCCGGGGACAAGTCTGAACGCACGACAATTGAGAGGCCCGCCTGAAACGCGCGTCCCCTTTAAACACCTATAAAAAGTAACTCCGTGATAACTAAAAGACATAATGCGATGATCGGCATTGTTGTTCCTGATGTGTTCGAGCAACCGTCGCAGATATTTGGAGTCAAAAATCTCATCTGAGTCATGCAAAATGCACCAGTTATCAAAACTCTTCTCCATCTTGTCAATACAAGCTTGCCTGTGGTCCCTTTCACCGTATGCTATGTACATACTTCCGTCAGGTCTTCCGATAGGCCGTGGGTAGGCTCCCTTGAACAACTTCACCTTCTCCCCCACAGCCGTAGCGATCTCAGCAGTTCTGTCAGTGGACGGACCGTGAGCAGAGCCGTCAACCACTATGATCTCGTCTACAAGGTCATAGACGCTTTTCAGACAGGCTCCAATCAAACATTCCTCGTTGTACGTAGTCGTCTCGACATAGATTTTCATTAGAACTCTCCAAATGTTTCCTTTAGCATGGCTAGATACTTTGTTTCGTAAACCTTATTATGAAGACGGGATCTATCATCCTCCACATGGGTGTTAGACAGATCGTAAAGCTCCGTCGTTGCCTCGTCTTTGATTGTCTTCTTAAAAATGAACTTGAAATTCTGATGCCTGACTCCCCGCACGCATCTCGTCCTCGGATACCGGGGATCGGCAAGGGCTTTCGCCTTGTTACCAGCTGGATCCTTCACCCTGGTAAATTCAAAAAACACAGCTCTGTCCTTCTGCCGGTTAAAAAGATTAACACCATCGCCAAACCTGTCCTGCCCCAATATCGTTGGAGCAATGTCCACGATGGATACAATATCAGTAACAGTGTGAAGGCCCTTCACTTCAGGAGTGCAAACTACCAGAGGCACCCGCACAATCTCCTCGTAGACATTCTGTACGTGTCCGACCCAATTATGATCCCACAAACAGGTCCCATGATCGCTCGTAAGGATAACTGTCGTGTTCTCATGAAGCTTTACTGCTACCAACCAGTTAAGGAACGTCCCCAGTTTCTCGTCATACTGCTTCACCTGCTCACAGCAACATTCATAAAGTCTCTCCTTACTCCATTCTGCTCGGTTCCTCCACAAATGAAGGTAAGTGATGGGCTGATGGGTTTCCTTCCACCTCATCCATGAGCTGAGCGTTGTACGGGGATACCTGCCAAAAGGATCGTGCCCTCCATCATGATCGTAAATATGATAGAAAAAGGGTGACGGGTGAGGCTCTTTCAAAAACTTTGACGGCTGAAAATATCGGAAGTCCCAACGAACATACCTGGCAAAATGATGGTTTGCAGTATTAGCTAACGATTTGGATACTTGGTCAACTGAGAAAAGCACGGTGCGATAGCCAGACATTTTAAGTCTCCAAGGAAGAAAATCAGCATCCTGACACTTGCTTGCCCTCCAGTACCTCGGGTCCTTTTTCATCGCCTGCTCGGGTGTTGAATAAGTAATGTCATCAACACCATTATTTGATGGCAATCTCCCTGTGTAAAGAGACATTAAAGCAGCAAGCGTCCACGTCGTCGTAGTATAGGCATTCGTGAACTCCATTCCCCCAAACTGATTAAGAAATTTATAGACATTGGGCATTAATAATGGGTCGAGAGCAAAGTCTGCCCTCATCCCATCCGTCATGATAACTATGTAATTCATTTCGTCTTGTACCCCAATTCCTTGCAAAACCCACTCATCTCTGCCTTGATCACCACCCTCTTCTCCTCCTCAAGTGCGGAAAACCTGTTAACAGGTGTCACAATTTTCGTACTCGTAATCTTCCGGCCCATAGCTGGAAGCTTGCCTTTTGCCGCCCGGAAAAGAATATGGTTAATGGCAGTTAAAGATGCAGTAGCTTTGAAATGTGCGAGGATAAGACCAAGAGTGTCCATTGGCCGAAGCAAAAACTCCTCGAATTTCACCTTCACCGATCTACCGTCAGGGAGTGCTTGAAGCAGTTCCTTCCGATGATACCGTTTTATCATATCACACAGTTGAGGTATCTCACCCGGGAAAATGTGCTTAGCCTGATCCCACGGATCATTATCTATGTGATGAAGAACTGAAGCTGTTAAATCGTAAGGATGGCGAAGCAAGATAATGAACTTGGCATCGGGAAACATTTCGGCAAGACGGTGATAATAAGGAGACAGAGATGGATGCTTCAGTACAGCCATTTTCTTGCCAAATCTCCCTGCCAATTCACGATAGAAATGCTTAATAAAGAAAGCGGTTGATCTATCATACAAAGCTTTGATTTCCGCTTTTGGAATTTTAAGCGTCTCCTCATAATGCCTTTCGTAACGTGCTGTCTTAGCGATCAAGCGATAAAGATGATCAGGCTCCTCAAACCCGGTTTCGATTTCTTCGTGTCCTCGAAGAAGGGAGAGGAGCAATGTTGTGCCACTCCGGTTGAACCCAAGAATGAAGTGAACCGGGAACTCCCAGATTCTCTTCAACTCGTCTTCGGCCATAATGTTTTCCTCTCCCGCTTCCAATGTCGGCACGCCGACATTGTTGGTCTTACCTTCTTCCGTCTCACCTTATGGTTCGTACAATACCACTCGCCGAACTCAGCTCGCATCTTTTCAAGGCAAGTTGGAAGAACTAAGAACCAATGACAATTTTCGCACTTCTTTAAGCACTTCTTCAACTGATAACCTCTTTAAACAATCTGCATAATCAATATTCTCCTTCTCCCGATGAGGAGCATCGCCAAAACACAATGTCGAAAAATCACAAAAATCTTCCTCCAATGTTTGACAATGACCCTGAATCGGAATCATCGAAGGAAACATCTTAATAAATACCCTGCCATCACGATTACTGAATATTGTTAAGACCGGCTTGTCCAAAGCCCCTGCTACGTTTGATATACCTGTGTCGGGGGCGATAACAAAATCACACTCGGAAATGAGTGCCGAAGCATGCCGGAATGAATAAGGATAAGCCCCAGACATTAACTTCTTTTTCTCATCAAGCACAATAATAGATAGACTCTCATCCTTCAATGCCCTAACTAACTCTTTCATATATGGCCATGTCTTCAGCTTGTTGCTTGCGGTCTGAGTAATACAAACTTTCTGACCCTTCGGCAGAGTCTTCCACATATCTCTCGCCCACTGTGCTTCATGCGGAAGGACAAAATAATCTGGCTTTAGTCCATCCTTGACACCCAACATATCGAGATAAATCTGCGTCCTCGGCCGCTGAATATGCCCAAAATTTTGCATCTCCTGAAGCTCTACCCTGAATTCTAAATCTGTCAAATCTATTGAATAGTCGCCAACTTGTCTCGAAATACTATCACTCACCTCATCAATATATGGATAAGATTGAAGAAGGGTCACGAACTCAGTTGGCACTACGTAAATAACTGTGACTGCCTGTCCGAACTGCTTCTTTAACGCCCTTGCCACAACTGTTATGAAAATGATGTCGCCATAGCCGCCCATTGCGCGCCTGACAATTACACGACACTTCTTCTCCCTCTCGATTATCTGATTTATCTCTTCGATAACGGTCATCCCTTTCACCCGAGTCTGCCATTCAATGCCCAAATTTCCAAGCCTCTGCTCTTCGTGAGGAAGAAATCCCCACTTCTCCTTATACCGCTTAATATTCCGTGCCCAGGTGACATCCTTGGTTCTCTTCGCCTCCACATTCATTGATTCGACGGCGCCGAGAGCATGATAAAACAAAGCCTGACTTGAATGTAGAAACTTCTGACCAGCAAGTCGAATTCGAAGTGTGTAATCATTATCCTCGATGTATCTTGGGGTGAAGCTCTCATCAAACTTACCCACTTTTTCAAGACACTCCCTTGACAAGAGCGTTGCTGAATACGAACCCGCAGGAATATCTACAATTTCCTTCGTCTCCCAATCCGCATCTGATACGCCTTCATCAACTGCCCAAGGAGGAACATTTTTAATGGGACTAGACATACATCCAAAACACCCAGTCTTATCTGCTACGTTAATCAAGACATCCAATGTATCATAGCGAAGAACGAGGTCATTATTTAACAAAATCATATACTTGTAATTGCCCTTCAAACACTCATCAATACCGATATTCTGAGCGCTTGCGACACTCGACTGCTTGGACACAAACTTAATGCCCTTCTCTTTCAACCATTCCTGAGTGCCGTCCGTTGACACATTATCCACAACAAACAGATCATAGTCATGCCAACACCGAATTGATGCTATTGCCTTCTTCGTAAAAGATAAGAGATTGAAAGTTAACATTACGAGCAGTACACGCCGTGTATCTGTCTTCACCCGTTCAATCTCCGCTAACACAGTACTTGGATCGAGTGCCTCTAAACACTTCGAATACCCACCATCTTCTTTTTCTTTTGTTGACCTGCCTGGAATGCAGTCGAGTTTATGCCAGCAGGGTTGCTTCTTTAATTTAACTGTGCATGGTGCCTGAATAACCGATGCCTTCTCATAATCCTCACAGAAAATGTGACCATCTGTCGGGCCGTAAATGCCAATAATCTTTTTGTCCAGTGCTCCTGCCAAGTGTGAGTGAAGCGAATCATTAGTGACGACAATATCACACTGTTCTATTAACGCTGCCAGTTCTCTAATCGTATATTTAAAAGTAAAATCTTTTTCCCCCGTTTCATCAAGAATAATCACACCATAATCCCGTGTGCTAAGTTCCATAGCCACGTCAGCCATGAATGGATATGTCTTTGACCGAACGGATGCTCTCGTCTGAATTCCGACTAACGGGCGACGCAGCTTTCCAACAAACTTTTTTGCCCATTTTCGCTCGGCTGAAGACACGATGTATACCGGGCGTTTATCTATTGGATATAAGCCTAGCTGTGCTAAATAAATTGCCGTCCTGTTCTTTCTATGCCGTTTCTTTTCCCAATCCTTCGGTTCGCACTTCAACTTGACATTATCTGTGTTAAGCAGGACATCATAACCCTTTGGTGTTTTCCCCTCTTCGATAATATAGATGTCACGAACGTATGGATTGAACTTCCAAAACGGCAGATATAACCTTGGAATCCGAATATCAACTATAGCTCGATCACCTAAAACATCCTTATATGCCTTTGGAATTGCTGTCGCAAGTACATGATCTCCTCTATTCCCCACTGTCCGTTCAAGCAGAACAGTAACTTTGCCTTTCCTATCAAGCATCGCTTCTGCGTCCTTCTGGGCATTCCATAATTCGGGGCTGACAAAGTAAGCTGGAATATCCATCTTCTCCACGGTGTCCTTGAACTTTGTCTCACCGGGCATGACTGTTATCGGATCGCGATTAGAGTCATAGTAAACCTGTGGAGCTTTGCTCGTATTTGCATATAATAACCGCTTATACGACCGATAAAAACCTGTACCTTTTGCTCCCAATTCCGTTCCTAACTTTTCCACATTACTTTCTCCAATGCTGAATTTACTGCTTCCCAAACCTTTGCCTTCGGCACTCTCATGCAGTCGATATTCATATGACAGGTATCAGCCTTTTCAAAACATGGAGTGCATCCCACCATTTCACTCATTGACACTTCAGATACCCCGTCGGGGAAGAGCGGATGATAACACAGCCGTTCCTTCCCACGGGTCGGACCTGACAGGAAAACAACGGGGGTACGATAGAAATGTGCAATCCAAAGCGGCGCCGTGTCCATAGTTATAACTGCTCGTGCCTGCCTAATCTTATCCAATAACTCTTGCTCTGGAATATGTTGATTATGATTGATATGACAAACCTTGTTAAACCGTGAAACCAGTTTTTTCTCAATGTATGATGCTGTTTCATCTTCCAAAGCTTTCTTACGTGTATTGCCCGCAGAACAGAAGACCACACCATGCTTACCCGGTGAAATTTCTTCCTCGTTCCACACGGGCAACTCCCCCGATTTAAGTCCAAGAAATTCCCGATAGATGTCAACCCTGTGCTTTACTGAGTATTTTGGGTCTTGATGGTCCCGTTCTAAAATGTCATTGAGTATAATCCCCACATCATAGTGCTTGGGGTTTGTGTAAATCCTGTAGGAAATGGCATTAAAGACATCTCCTGATAGCTCTCTTAGAATAATGCTCGTCATGAAACGCCCACTTGTGACTAATACTACCTTTGACCCCGAGTATTTATCCTTGAACTCCCGCATAACAGGAATGAGCATAAGGATATCCCCCAAAGCATAGCTTCGAACAATTACATACGTTAAATTTGGTTTTAAATAGGGCGTTATCTTATCAATACGATGAACATTTGGAATTGATGGCGGTGACGGCTGGATATCTACAATAAAATGTGGCGGAACCTCAATGGGTTCTCTGTTCTCATTATAAAACACCTGCAGACCGTTACCGTTGTAAATCACCAGCACCTCGGTTAAATAGCAGAGAGGACTCCCTGCGAAAGAAGTCCTCTCGCTTATTTTTAAAAGCCTGAACTCAAACTCGGTTAAACTTACGAGCTGGATATGTTGATAGTTGCCAAGCCGTCTTTGATAAGAGTTCCGTATGCAAATCGACTCATCAATCCCTTGCGGGGGATGAAGTCATTAGGGTCAACAATCTTCGGGGTCATATAGAGTGGAATGTACGGAGAGAAGAATCCAACTGCATCTGTCCAAGTCGAACCTTTATAACCCATCAGCATAGTTCCTGGATTAGCCCAATACGGATCTTTGTAAACGTTGAACCTGTTATTGAGTGTTCCTTCTAAAACTCTGCCAATCGAACCTGTGGTTGTGTCTGGTGATTCGGTGTATTTGAACTCTTCGAGCTTTTCGAGCCTGACAATGTCATCGGGATGACCGATGATCCAAGTTCCTGGTCTGTAGCGTTTCTTGAAAATGAGATTTGAGCAGTCACACACTGCTTCATACAGAGTTTTCTTATAGGCTGTTCGATCAATGGTTTTGACATCCTGAGTGAGCCATCCACTTGGGTTCCAGGTAACGGTTCCGGCACCTGTACCACTTCCACTTCCAGTTCCACCTGCACCTGCTAAGAGAGCGGCAATAACAAGACCATCGATTTCTCGAATGATCTGATCCTGCAGAGCTTTCATAAGTTCTGTTTCTGCACTGAGCCTGTGATATGCCATTAAGTCTTGCTCTAACTCAATGGTCCATTTCGCTTTCAGAGCCTTTTCAATTGCACTGATGGTTTCGTCGGTTATCTCCAGATCGAGTTCTTTTACGGCAGCTCCGGCTTTGGTTTCGACTCTGGTGGCATAGTCTTTGTCACGAACATCGGCAACGGAATCCGCAGCACTTCCACCTGATGGTGCTGTGGTATACGTGAAGTCGAGATAGAAAATTTTAGCATCGGGTTGAGAAATGGGCTGAATTGACACTAAATCCATGGCAATCAGCTTGGCAAAGATTTTTCTGACAAGGGGCATAGCAATGGTAACGAACGAAGAGATGTCACCCGTCCATGTGGTTGCTTCGTCGATCATGGCATTGGCTTGGTTTTCCAAGCACCGAGCTAGAACATAATCCTTGCTATCGAGGTCTTTCTCCCTGATAGCATTCTGATCGAGGTCTTCTGTCAACGCTTCATAACTGTCACCGAAGAATTTTACGGGGTCCTCCTTGAGCAATGCGAGTTCGGGGTTCTCATCCATCTGAGATTCATACCGGGCTTTGAATCTGTCTGTGGCTGTTGATCGCTTCATTATTTTTCCTCCTTCTTCTTGGATTTGATACCGGCGCGAGCTTTAACCCGCTCCTTAATGCCATCACCTTCGGCTACTTCCTCTTCGGTTTCATGTTCACCTTTACCTTTACCCTTTGGTTCACCATTCTCCTTCTCAAGAGCTGTGATGAGTTCGGTATAAGTTTTGAGACCCTCATCGACGTCCTCAATGGTTTTGCAGTCCTTCAACTTATCCCTCAACACATCCTTGAGAGGATGCTTCTCGGTTTTCACTAACAAATGAGCCTGGGCTTCATCCTTTGCCTTTTCTTTTTCGAGTTCGGCGAGTTTGTCTTCCTTTGTTTTTAAGGCCGCCTTGTTTGCTTCAGCCTCCCGCTCGAGTTCTACTACCTTCAATTTTGCAGCTGCGAGGATTTCATCTTCTGTCTCACCTTCAGATTCTGCTTTAAGATATTCTCCGCTTCGAAGCAAGTCAACAATGGATTCAATGGTTGCAAGATGACGCTCTATTTCGGCATCCTTTTCTGTCACTTCGGCTTCAAGGTCAGTAATACGAGTTTCGCATGCTGTCTTTTCTCCTTCGAGCTTGGTTATCGCTTTCTGCTCATCAGTCGACTCTGCCTCTTTTTCAACCTCTTTCTTGATGGTTTTGCGCTCTTCTTCGATGATTTCCTTTAAGGCATCGGGATTTTCCTTCCTCAGCTCATCGGCAGTTAAATCTTTTAATTCTTTCTTCATTGGAGTCTCCTCCGTATCTAAATTTTGTTCCAGTGCCTGCTCAATGACCTTTGTTACACGGGCATTTCGCACACTAGGATCGATTACAAAATCGATCGAATCAAACCTATACCCTAGTTGTATTACCGAAACATCACCTACACCTTTTATCTTAGTTGATTTTGACTGTCCTTTACCTCTAGACGAGAAGCCTGGCCTTCCGCCAGCTCTCAATATTTCCTGAATAATTTCACCCTGTGGGGTGTTAAAAACGAGCATTTCCCCCATCAACTTGTTTGACTCTGCATCCTTCCACCACAATTTCCTGAGAAGATGGGATGAATCACCTAACTTTCCTCTCCATTCTGGATGATCTACCTCGCCAAATACACGACCACTTGCCATCTTCTGCTTTGCCGCTCTCATAGCTTCGGCGAGAACGGCTTTTGGATACTTTCGCTTATTTTGATTTACAATCTCAGCTTCTTGAACAACCCCCTGTACACGCATACGTTTTTCGCCTGACTCTTCATCTTCCTCCTCGTCGAACGTCAAGTCAGACCAATAAATATCACGTATCTCTATAATCTTCTCACCGTCCATGCGTGAGCCTCCTTTCTGTTAGATTTCCAGAACACATTGCAGTTGTCAACCTTTTCCTAAATAAACCGTCAACCTCCTACCTTACGGTATCTCCAAAGTCGGCGTTATAGAAAGCCCCTTCGGCGGGGTTGTGTGGACCGCAGCTACATTTTAGCCTCCTTTTAAATAATCATCATGACTGGACCCTTGTATGTTTTGGGATCGGGAACTTCGAGTTCCATCAAGGTTATCCTAATCTCCTCGCCTGCTCCAATTATGTTGTACGCAAAATGAACCTCAAGTGCGGAATAATCTGTAATCAACTCAGCCTCCTCTCCTCCCAATACGGATCTGATGTCAAACGAGTAGTCTATCCTAGGCATCGCCTTCTTACTGTATAACTGCTTAATCAATGTTTCTCCTTGATACAGCCATCCATCAAGACTTTCACCTTTTCCTGAACCGATCGCCCTCGCCCACATTGTAAATATATGGTCAGGACTAGATCTTACACGTGGCTCTTCGACCTCGCTTAGACCAAGTTTTATCAAACCATTTCCTTCAACACATTTAATATACGAAGCATCGTCGTCTCTGATTTCATCGTCCACGGCTTCGTGGTGAGTAGGCGCACCGATCACTGCCCACCCAGCACTGTCTATCGTACTGTTAGGTCGTGCTATTTGACTCATCTTACTATATGAAAATCGCAGATACGGTCAGCCCTTTGGGCGGTGTCGTATGCACAGCAACAACGTCGGCACGGATTGTATCTCCTGTCAGGATTTCAGACTGGGCCGGGTCTATCTCACAGTTATCTGCCCACCATACGTCGCCTATCTGTATGTTCGTTATGAACATGTAATAATTACTCCCTTCCCTTCTCTTTGCCAGTCGAACATCTGTAGAGCCAGTTATCCCTTTGCTGTTGCCCACTGATGCTATAGCGGCAACCAGATTCATGCCGTTCATGGCGGTGGGGACGACAAACATCGTCGGCCCGGGATTGGCCATATTTACGGATACATCCCTCTCAAATAAACAGATACCGAATCCTCTGTCACTTCCAATTCCTACGTGGCTATGTAAGTCTGTTAATCCTCCACCAACCAAATCGGCATGTCCAAAAAGGACCTTGCCCATCGAGCCTCACTAAAATTAAGACTCAGGTGTGTCTTCGTAGTCTGCTTCCATCTTGCCATCTGCTTTTCGAACGATGTAATTGACTCTGTGTTCACCTACGACCGGCTCGGACTTGACTAACTTCAAGTCAACTGGACTCAGTGCAGCTTCACGAGTGATCGGAACGGCGGCGGTATTGATCTGCCCCACTACCTCATCGTCAGTCGGGCTTACTTCTGCGCCCTCTTCGATTCCAGTCAACTTGGTATCTTTGGTGTCGGTAAAAGCGTTTGGCTCTGCTTCATAAGCTGTTTTGATCTCTGCTCCACTCTGATCTACTTGCGCGCCATCCTCGATACCATCAAGCTTGGTCTCTTTTACCGTTGTGATCTTCTGGAAGTCGGCGCTCTCTTTAAGTGCGGGGTCTTCAATCGCATCCACACGGGTAATAGGAACGGCGGCGGTGTTAACCTTTCCAACGATCTCATCATCCGTATAAGACTGCGCATTTGGGTCTAGTGTCATTTTACCCATTTTAAAGCCTCCTTATAAAATTTTGTCAACCAACCTACACCGGCGTATCGTCAAATACCACCTCAAACCGCCTCGTCTCTGGATTCCAATAGAAATTTTTTACCGCTTGCATACCGATCGGGGGATAGGACTTCACTGTGGGAGCCCCATTGGGAGGAACTTCGTCCTCCATGCTCAGCCATTTTGTCTCGCCCGGTTGCAACGTATGTGGATTCATCCACTGATCATAATAGACCTGTGGACTCAGCGTATCGTTATTATACTCTTTTAGCAGTTTTAACCTCCAAGCGTCTGCTAATCTAAAAGTGACTTCACAGCAATTGCCACCACAACGAGCAAAACGCCTCCACCTGCTCCCTTAAATAAAGAGGCTGTCCGGGCACGCTTGCTCGCTTTCAACGCAATCGCACAATTCGTCTGCACAATCTCACTATCCGTCAACCTTTTTGCCCAGGCCGCATTATTCTCGTCCCAAGACTTCTTAACACTTATCTTGAATTCCTCCATCTCCTGCCTCAACCCGGCTGTTGTTTCCAACTCCGTCTCGTACAGAGCCTTGTACTTACCCCTATCCTTGAACACGGCCAGCGTCAGCTCTGCGCCCTTCCGGGTCGATAAAAAGAAGCCCGAGTTTGTCAGCGTGAACTCATTGCCGACAACCTTGTTCAGCTCAAACACGACCTCATCATCGCCCGCTTCGGCAATCGCTTCTAAGGACTCCTCATACTTTTCTTCGATTGCCTCTTTTTCGGCATTTGCTTTTGCCACAATCTCATCTGCTACACGAGTAACGCCTTCGAGCTTTTCATTGAACTTGGTATTGATATCTGCTTTCTCCTTCTTCCACGCCCCCTTATCGGTATCATACTTCTCCTGAAGAGCCTTAGCCCTGCCCTCCATCACGTACGCTTTGGTGCTGATGTTGTTCAGAATGAAATAGCCAATGATGAGTATGATCACAACGACAGCAATTTCAAAGATCGTACGTTTGATATTCTTTGTCATTGCCTTCACCTCCTATTTGGATTTCCTCTTACTTTCAATCTTACCAAACCTCTTCTCACATTTGAGCACTTGGTCGGCATACTTCTGAGGAATTTCTGCTAGCTTGTCTGTCACTTCCTTTAACTCTTTCCGCTGTGTTTCCTTGTTCGCAACAAAAAAGTCCACCTGCGTCTTCACGATGCCCAGATCAACCTTGCACTGCCCCATATCAGTACTCACGCCATCAAGTTTCTCCTCAATTCTCTTCAGTGGGTCATCAGCTTCCGACCCCGGATTCTTCCTCATCCTGTTCAATATCCAACGAACGAAATTAAACACCTCTTTCAGAATCAACAACGCTATTCCTGTTCCGATTACTGCGGCTACCGTCCTGCTAATTTCCATTACTTCTTCCCCAAGACATCAGTAAATGTCAGGCAACCATCTATAATGCCAACCAACCCAACGCATAGTATCGAGAACTTGAACCAATCTCCCGATGTGTCGTTTGTAATTTTTGCAAGTGCATACGCAATTATCGTGAGCACTAACGCCAGAACCCCCATCTTAATCCTTCGGTTTCTCTCTTCATTGTTTTTCATCTTTCCTCCTTTGGAAATCATTCTCTATCAATGAGCTCATGCCAAATCATGCACAGAGCCGCAACCGCTCTGCCCTCCTCGATTATTCCATATCTGTCATCTCCTTCCATTTCAATCTGAGACTCCCCTCATTGTTATCGGCATAAGACATCGCCCTCACCAAATACTTCGTATTCTGCTTTAGAACAACCCCGACGCGCTGAGACTCATCTGCCGCTTTTGCCGCTACTTCAGTTGCTATACAACACGCAGCGTCGGCCTTGTCCACTGTGGCTCCCTTCGTGATAGTAAGCCCTGATTCGCCACTGCTCAAATTTCTATTTCTATTTACGGGCACTACGGCAACTCCTCCCGACACATCAAACTTAGAAGGATCGCCTCCATCTTCAAACAATTCCCAATACGCAGGAGTATTCGCGTCACAAAAGATACTTAGGTGAGCCCATTTGAGAGTGTCTGGCACTATGATGTAAAATGTTAATGGAGCGTCCATATCAAATTCATCGAGGGCGGTTCTCTGACTTACCATAAACGCATTTCCTTCGTGTACCGCATTTTGCATGATACTCGCTGTAATCAAAGCAAAAGAGGATGCAGCGAGTCTCGGATATTGATACGTCGCCCCTGTATACCCACGAGGGGCTCCGCCTCCTGGATCTGTCTCATATGTTATAGTCTCACCCGGTTCCGCCATATGTGGAATGCCATACTGATCATATCTGACCTGCCGAATACTCGTATTATTCCTGTAAGAAACTGTCATCTAACACCTCCTTTACTAAATAGTGTCCTAAAACATTGCAGTTGCCAAGCACCGTTATTTTAACGCCACCTTCATGGCTGCTTCGGGTTCTCCCATTATTACCGACTCCCCTGGCGTTCTGAACACAGTTCCATCCGCTCGTTCAATATAAATTCCACTGTCGGGGACAATACTTTGAACCGTTCCCACTGTAAGTCGTTTGCCCTCAATTAACCATACCTCCATACCGACTCTCACGCAGGGACCCATTGCCCTATACTGCTGGATGTATTCTGGCGGCACCCTTACTTCTCTTAGAATGGGCATAACCATATTCCTTTTACTAAGTCTAATCCCTTTGCCTTCAGGCTCTCGGCTATCTTTATAACTTCTTTAACGCTGTACCGAGGAATGACCCGCACGTTATATGACTTGGCCAACTTTATTAACTCGGCATTGACTAACTTTCTCTGAGCTATGAATATTGCCTGTTCCTCTCCCGCTGACAACGCTACCTTCGCTCTTAGCGTATACATCTGGGCATACAAATCGTCGAACATTTTATGAACACCGCCGGACACAGCCTGTCCCGTCCGAGTCTGAACGAGGCATGCCGAAGCCTCTAACCCTGTTCTCGAAATCCCAGGTCCTGTTGCTCCTAACCCATCGAACCCACCTGGAGCTTCTACACCTCTTCCAGGTTTTACTGATACTAACGTACAATAACAATTATGCCTGCACGCAGTATCTCCCGCACGAGGAACTGTGGGAAGTGTCTTTGACGTATATGGAGACCTCGCTGCTATATCTTCACAGTCTCCACAATGAGGACCGAAAGGCATACCCATTTCCCAATGGATGAGAAACGCTGTGCCCGTGCCTACTGTAAAGCCATTCCAGTACTGGGCATCGAGAGATTTAGCGTAATTGCCCGCTCGGACACTTGGTGCTAACCTGCTCTTCTTCGCGCTAAGCTGGTCAAGAAACCTGCTGAAGTACCGTTCTTCAGTCTGTCTTGCCATCAACCCGAACTTCCGATCTACGGCGGTTAACCCTATATCCTTGTAAAATGGATTGCCCGCTCGCATTGCTCCAAGCCTAAACGCACCTCTATATGTCTCGGTCGCTATGGTTCGGAATTGAGCTATGGTTGCAGAACGTGATAATCTGCCTGCATCGAAGTTTGCAATGAGGGATTTAAGTTGTTTCTCGAATCCCGTCCGCATCTTTGCATACGAGCTAATTGATTTACGATATGCTCCTAAATCAAACCCTCCGACTGAAGCGTATGCTTGGGTGAATATGTCTCGCTCGATATCAGTTACCATCCCCGCGCCCATTACTGACTTACGAGACTCAAGCCAGATTTCTCTATCTAACTGGCTTTCGGATATTGTCTGAGTATCCACCTGCCACTCTCCGATTTCATGTATTTTGACTCAAACTTATACCAAGCCCACACTCTCGGATCGGGCTTGTCTTCTTTCAACGCTTGAAGATAAAACTCCCGCCATTCTAAAGCGAGCGAAAGTCTGTAATTAAATGTACGTCGCATAACAACACTGAGCTTATGAAGATGCATCCAGTTCTCCGGCATGACAATGAACTTGTGTGCCTTAATCCACACTCGGATCTTCGGTACGGTCCACTTCGTTTTAAGAAAGAGCAACGCCTGAACCTGCATCTTCTTGAGCTTCCGATGGAATCCATAGACAACTTGAATTCCCAATGTGACCTTTCCAAACGGTTGCTGTCTGAACCTCTGAAACTGACCCGGCGACTTCTGCCTCACACGGTAATACTTGGCTGTCTTGGATCCGGGGTCAATCCCGGGCTCTGCTAACATTGATTCCTTACCGGGTCCAGGTCGTGCCTTCCGTCTCATCGTTCCACCACATTTCTCGCACTTAATCGTATTGCAATGCTCACTTGTTTTTGTTGTCCACCCGCACTCGATACACTCGCAGGTATAGACCACTTCTTTCTTTGTCATTATCTCCCTCCCTTTGGCTCGATACCCTGCGTACGCTTTTTCTGCTGATGCCTTTGATTTATACATACAGGGACCCGAGCCGATACGATACTTGCCATTTGAACAAAGATAAACCGGGCTCATGATACCCTCCTTAATAAACCTCGTATCTCCGCGTGCCGACGTTACTTTTAATTGCAGTCTCTGCTGCCTTGATAATAGCTCGAAGATGCGTGTCGGCTTGAACCTTCACGAGTATGGCCTCGAGTTCACTATCGGAAATCTCACCTATGAATTCACTTTCTCCGGGCTTCTTCGTCTGCTTGTCCTTATCTGTTGCTTTATCCTTATCTGGATGAAGGGATGGAGACTTTGGTTTTTCGGGTGGTGGTTTATCCTTTGAAATTGGTTTGACGGGTGGTGTGGTTGTTGGTTCTCCGCCTTCAACTCCTAACAAAGCGATTAGCTCATCTGCTTCTACCGTAGTTAGATCGAGCATCTTTCTAACTATCCACTCTACCGGCAGTTGCAATCCTATCTCACCGTAAATCTTAGTTGTCTCTGCTCGGAGCTTTGCTATAGTCCACTTAGCTTCCTCGTCTGCCTCACCCAATGCCGGAAACCGAATCTGCATGTCAAGAGCCTCCGGATCAATCCCATTGCATATGAACTCTACCCGATAAATCTTTTTTAATCCGCGAGCTAAAGCAAATCTCTGACGCTTAATTGCTCGGGTAAAAGCTATGTTCTGCTGGACAAGTGTCGCTTTTGCGTTGACATCTCTTTCATATCCGAGAAACGCTTTCGGCACTTTTGTTGCGGCAAAAAGCTTGTTATGAAAATGTTCGATGTCTTTTATATCCCCGAGATGACGCTCGCCTCCAATCTTCTCGAACTTATCACCACTGCCTTTCCTTACTGGAATATAGAGATCTTCATTCTCTGCCAGGGGATTGAACTTCGTCTTGAGCTTGCCTTCTGTGTCGAAATACCGCTTCCTTCTATTTATTAACTTAACACGCCGTAAATATCTCGTTGCTTCCCGCTCTGTCATCCCTGAACAATCAACATAGTAAACGCCCTGCTGATTTGCCCTTGTCATTCGGGTTATAACCATTGAATCTTCAAGCATCTTCTGTACCCTGAACGTGCGTCTGAGCTTTGAAAAGATAGAGTAATTGACTCCGTAGTCTTCCTCGCCTATTTTAAAATGAACGATTTCCCACGGTGCAAACTGAGCTATTTGTTTATCTGTGCTTGATTCTTTCTGATAATATGGAATATCTCTATCTATCTTGCCAGCTTCATCATAGTTAATGAACATCTCCTTGCAGGGAAGATGTATGAGCTTAATTATCATCAACTTTGATGCCACGAGTTCATAAAACGCATCTCCGTACTTACCCGTGTTCCGAGCGATAAACCAAACCCGTTCCTTTAATTCGAGCCGGTTATCCAATGCCTTGACAATTTTACGTTCTCGTTCTTTACCTCCGCCTGGCAGTTCAAGCATGAAGACTTCACCTGCTTCCGACCCGCTTTGCGTTACCCAATCAGCGTACAGATCAACTGCGGACGACAGCTCTACCATCTCCATATCCATACGATCATAATCGGAATATTTAGACAGACGAGCACGGCCAAGGTCGAAGATTTCGGCATCTGCTATACGGAAGGTTTGTCGTTCTGTTGTTAAAAGATTAGCGAGCCATTCAGGCGTTGCCTTCTTGAACATGCCGGTGATTTTGTCAATGAGTCCCCGTTTTGCTGTGTCTGAACCTTGAGCTCCGCGCATTTATACCTCCTACAACGCTTCCATATGACACCTGCACCCTCGCTCTATAAACTTTGAGATAACCATACTTTGAGTAATTGCGGTTGTCAACCTGTGCAGGGCTTTTTCGCCGGCTTTACTGATAACCTTTTTCGACTCATGGCAGACGCCCAATACGTTGCCGTCAGATTATCACCTGTGCTAACACTAACACGAGCGACTTCCAATCCTTTTGGAGCTCCACACTTGAGGGCTGTTTGAATCCACTCAAAAAAATATCGAGCGAGTTGCTCTGGTGTTGGATTTATCTCATCAAATGGCTCTAAATCATTTATCGTCTTGTATGCAAAATCAGAATAAGCGCTGCCCACAACCTTATTCAAATCTCTGGACAGTCCAACTACGCCATCATCTCCAAGATTCTTTCGCTGGAACACAACCACAATCTCAAACGTATGTCCATGCATACTTGACTCTGGAGAGGTCCTCCCCTTGTGATAATAATGGGCTGCTGAAAACCGTTTCGTTACCGTAACCTCATACATTCTTTCCTCCTTGGTATATCCCTTAACCGTCGACAACCAAACTGTCGCCGTAGGGCATTGAGTCGACTCTGACTCATACCAAGACGACTAGCCAGGTTATACATATAAATTCCTGGGTCTTTATCTAATATCTCCTCACTCCTCATAGCGAGTCGCCGAAGCTCTTTATTACTCCGGCTCACTCTTACTTCCTTCGTCATGCTTAACGGCTTTAACCCACTGCTTCACTGTGTTGAACGCTACATGCTTCCGCTTGGCCACAGCCGCCATAGTCATACCATGATTTTCCATCAACCGCATACAATCCTTGCCTTCGAAGATTTGCTCATCCTTCGTTCGTGGACGGCTCATCGGATGGTACCTCCTTGAATACACGTGGTTTGTTAAGCTGCTTCTTTACCAAAGCATTCGCCTCATCGGCTGTCTTACAAAACCGTTCCATACCACCGACCGTTACTATAAATCCGCCCTCGATAGGTTTAATATTGATGTCGTCTGCCATAATGCCTCCTTTGCCTTCCAAATAAGCTTACGACCATGAATACCACCACCCTCGGCACTTTTTACCATGCCTGCCCGTTCGAGAGCCCTTAACTCTTTTCTCGTCAGTCCTTCACCCGAATAAATGGTCTCCTCTGCCTTAAAAACTGCAAGGGCCCTGTTCATTAATTCATCGGTTATTTTAAACTTTGACATTAATCTTCCTCATCCTCTACTATTATAGTCTGCTCAAAGTCGTCATCCTCTTCATCTTCCTTTCTTGCGGGTTTATCTCTCAACCATTCCAATGCATCCTTTGCGACCTTCTCTTCAGTTGACAACCCTTCATCTACCATACCCTTAGTTGGAGCCGTACGTATGTCGAGCGGTGCGTTTGTAATTGCATTCCATACGGCGCCTGCGAGACCATCAGCTACATCCTTCGACCCGCTCGGAATATGATCTACCTTTGATGTCCGTGGGTCATACTGCAATTGTCGCAGTTCTCTGAACATGGGCTTATACCCGTATGAGTGAAGCCTTTCCTCATTGATAACTTCCTTTAATACATTATACTGATCCGCCGTCCTGTCAACCGACAAATGACCCACTACGTCCTCGCCGAACCTCTGCATGAGTGTCTGCTGTGATTGTTTGGACTGAAACTGATCATAAGTTATCTTTGCCATCGAAAACCCTGCTTTGTCCACGAGCTTGAATACAAGTTCCTGTACCTCGGATATTTGAATCTCTCCCGTTATCGGCGGAATGATTCTCAATACCAAATCAACATAAATAACTGGTGCTTGAACTGCTTCTACATATATGCCGTCAACATCCTCGAACCTGCGATGCACGGGCTTTCTCCCTCCAATATGAACGACGGCGAGCCCTGTTGGGGCTGATACCAAGCCTAAATCGATATGCATATACCTAACTACACCCGGATGAAGAAAATGTCTCTTCTGAGTTAATCGTCTGCCTGCTTTCTCCTCTGCTGCCGTCGGTGGTAAAAAGAACTTATGCCATAATAATGCTTTTGAAATCTCGTGAGATGGTACACCCTCTGAATACTCTGGCAGAAACGGCATTGGAATTGTCGCGTCTACCATCTTTTCAAGCTTCTCATCCGACGGAAAGAAGCGGGATACTGACCTTACATTCACACCTATTATATCTCTCACCGCTCCCTCCAAATCACGCTCGAAGTCAGACTTATACTCTGCTGGCACTTCTTTCACAACACCGATTCTCCCCCACTGCTCTTTTTCCTCATCTGTCTTGCACAGCTTCGGAGCATGATCATTATCGCCCACAAATACATATACTTTCTGCCCCGTAAACCTTGATGCTGGCTTTGTCTCCCATGTTGCATGCTCTATAACCATTGTGTTCGGATCATTCTCTTTTGCTATCTTTTCTAAGAAATCATCGGGATACTCTGGCGATGAATTCAATATAAGCATACCCGGAATTTTACCCCATCTCAAATACCGTGATTCCATACGCCTCCATACCGCATCATGTAACTTCTTCGCTTGATCCCACTCCCGATCCGCGAGGTTCCTGATCCTGACGCTCGTTGTTGATACCTGCATACAGTTCGCTTCTTCGATTATACCGCCAAATAGATGTTCACCCAACGGTCCTAACTCTGATGACGACCCTGGTATTAATGATACCTGTCGCTGTGGCCATACTAAATAGCTCGACAAATCGAAATCCCTTCTCGACTTCGTGAGGAACCACTGACTTGAATCTATCATATCACGCAGGGTTGTGAAGAATATCCGCTTTGCATGTGTTGCCGACGTAGCTAAGTTCATAAATGAGATATGTGTCGCTGGACTCAGTCCATAAAACGTCTGCGGATTACGTAAACATAGAAGCTCATATAACTCTCTGGCTGTGAGCAATGCTGATAGATATGTCTTACCCCATCCGATCGATCCCTTTAATACAACCCTGATTGGTCTGGGACGTGCCTCCATGACTCGCAGGAAATCTTGCCTGACTACATCCCATAGTGTGTCTGAGAGATGCCCCATGTATGCATAGTCGCTCAGCCATTTAACGCACGACACCGGTTCAAATGCGTATTTATCCCTGATGTATAATGATGGATTTCTATACTTTGAATTGCCTGTTCTGACCGATGCAGAGATAAGCAACCGCATTATCTCCTGCGGGGACAAGTTCAGCTCTCTGGATGCAGCTTGAACCATGTCCAACTCGTCAAATGTCTGCATTTTCATTGGTGATTTTGATGCCGTCAATTATCCTTGCCTTTGCCTCTTACTGGGAGTATAAACACACCCGGTTTTCGAGTTAGTCCGTGAATGATTATCGGTGCTATTACATCCATCATTGACTTCACCTCTTTGTCGAAATCCTCTTTCTTTCTCATCGCTCTATATTCCTTCTTCATTATTTCGGGAACACCCATGCACGTTGAAAGGATTGCATCTACCGTCTTTATCTGAAGATCAAGCACATACGATTCCTTTTGCTGAAGCCTCCCTGCTTTCTTTAATTGATTACGAGATTCTTCCATCACATCTCTATATAATACTGTTCTAAACCCTATCGAACCCAATAGCTCTTGTAACTCACTAAAGGCATCCGCTTTCTTCTTCATCTGAGCTTTCCTTGCCTGCATCGGCATCCCTGTCTGCTTGTTCTTGCTCACGTTTTTCCTCCTTGGTCAATGCCATATCATCCATCCTATCTTCTAACGCCATCTTCGCCACTAACCTATCGTCATCGAGCTCTTCATCGGGTGTTAATAATAGTTTCTTTGCGCCCTTGCCGATTCTATGACGAATCTTAGTGACTTTTCTGGCGAATCCTTTAGGCCGTTCTTTTATTATCCTTCTCCTTCGCTAGTTCACCTGGTTCTTTTGAATGTCGGCGGAAGAATTCCATAACATCATCGATTTTCTTAGCATCTATTTCATCTAATCGCATCCTGTCCGGTGTCTGAATCTCTGGGAGCTGATCAAGATGCTTGCCCAACGCTTGATCAAGCTCTATTATTTCCTTCGCTTCTTTGAAGTTCTTTATCTCCACGCCTTTTGCTTCAACCTCGGTTTTGAGCTGTTGCATTTGAATTAGTAAATTCTCTTTGATTTGCTCATTTGTAGTGGCGGAATACTCCTCTTCAAGCTTGATGATTCGATTAATCAAACGTGTTGATGCCGATACCTTACGACCAAATGCTGACAACCCCTGTTGTAACATGCCCCGATAATAAACTAAATTCTTCTGCGACCTGATTATTCTGTCCCTCATATCCTCTTCTCGAGCCTGACGTTCTGTTATTTCTTTCCGTTTTACCCACTCTTTCCATCCTTCTTTCGTAGCCCACCTTTTGATCTTCGTGTAAAAAGATTCAAATTTTTTGGGGTAATCTGTACTATCTACAGGACAGTCGGGAACTAAATACGGGAATCTTTGGATAGCTGTTTCGCGTAAAGTTCTGCCCTCACCCAGATAATAATAGGTTTCAAACGACTCTACGTGGAATGGATATTGACTTAAGTCTGCCTCTGATACTTCGGGAGATTCTCCCGTGGTTGAAGAGGACTCTACCATTCGTCAGTCTCCTTTATCGGTCTGAGTCCGATTCTAAGTGACGAGCTTAACGTGTGTCAAGCGCTTTTTGTTACTTTTGACAGGAATTTACTATCTTTTGATATAAATGGGAACAAATTCTACCCTGAAAAAGTAGAATTACGAATGCAGTTGGATTGGGAAGAAATAAAAATTGATGAAAAAGTAACAAAAAGATAAGGGTGCCGCCGATTATGGGCGTTACTCGTTCCGGCGACGATTCAAGAACTTTCACACGCCGACGGCACCCAGAGGACAAATCACCGTCTCATTGACAGTTGATTACTTTGGTTTCTTCTTTTGAAGCTTCCTCGTCGCTTCTAAAATGGGCAGATTCGCTTCTGTCGGGACATATATGATTTCACTTGACCCGTCATGAAGCCCCTGAATCCAGAGATACCGTAAGTACGCTTCATTCTTTTTCAAACTCTCGCCGATAATTTTGTTGGCCTCGGCTACGCCCTTTGCCCTCTCTACTTCCGCTACCGCCAACAACGTTGCTGACTCTTTCTTGGCTTCCGCTTCCTGGATCGCAATTTGACGATTCCACTCTGCCTGCTTCAGCTGAGCCTTCCCTTTAAGCTCTTTCTGCCAGACATTGTACGTGGGACATCCCCACATACCGAGAGTAATTGTTATTATCAGAGCAACAATTCCTACAATTACCCATCGTGTGACGCTAGACTTTTTTTGTTGTTCATTGCCTAACATACCTTCACCTCCTTGTCTTTATTATCGCCGGAGCCCACCTAGAGATTTGAACCCAAACATAGCAACCCGGGCAGGCTCCAACATTATTATCAAGACGCCGCCCAAGCAATCCGTGTTCGGCCTCGGACGTCGGTAAAACGACGCTTTGGACGGCGCCTAATGTGACGGGAGACAGGTTTGTGTATGGGCACAAACCTTCTTACCTGTGCGTTTACACAAGCGTTAATCAATCTTAAGGGGGAAGTTATGACCAAGACGATCTTCGCCTCCTCGTCACATTTCATTTCTTTTCATTATCTTCTGGCTCTACCTTTTCTCTGCTATCTCCAACACCGTACTGATGAGATTGTGTGTCTGGCGGGGTCATTGCCTGCTCATACCTATTAACAATCGGCATTATCTTATCCAGTTTTTCACTTATGGGCATAAGTTCATTCTTTATAACTATGCAGATTTGATTCATATAGTGTGTGAGCGTGAAGACATTTACTATTAATGTGATTGTCGTAACTGTGAGTATGAAAACCCAGATAAGGACTATAGGCAAGATGACGGACTTTTTGACCTCTCTTTTTGCCATTTTCACCCTCCTTTTGAATCGAAGTTTAAATACGCGCCATTTACTCATCGGCTAAACATACCTAATACTTTACCGATCCAGAAAACCGAAAAGGCATAACCTATAAACATTATCGATAAAATAAACCGCCCTGTTGGCTCCCACTCTGGTCTAAACATTACTATTGGTGTCCATGCCACGACCAACATGATGGCACAAGACGCCATAATTGTCCACATAAGTAGCCGAGTCAAAGTACGAGTTGTCTTATCTTTCATGGCTTCTTCCTCTTATACGTATTCGCTTTGGCTATTACTTCTATCGGAACCTGCATCAATGTGATTGTCGCCTCGGCTTCGTCCTGCTTCATGCCCATCCGCCATTCAATGCCTATGACATGCTCTAACATCTCACCTGTTTCTACATTGATGACCTTCGTGTTCATCGCCTTACCGTCACTTACTATTTTTACTTTCATAAACCTTCGCCTCCTTACTTACTCGGACTAATAGGAGAAAAGACCAGACACTTTCCACGCACTTCGGGATCGTCCCTGTCTATGCCCTTCTCACAAATTCCCGACCCACTAGCGCAATCAAATTCACAATTAACACACTGCACAAGAGCATCTTCCTCGCCTCCAACGTCCTCTGTTTCTTCCACTGGAAATTCATCGTCTGGACGTTCGGCCATGTCTCTTTGAATATGCTTCCCAAGTCCTCCAAACAACCTGCCTTCATCGTGTAATGAATGTTCCCTGTCGAACGGTTTCCCTATCGTAAAAGGTTCGACCACATGACGACGATGGCCCACTTTCTCCTCAAATTCAGCTTTGAGACCTTCCCTTTTCTTCTTTGCCATAACATACTCAACTTCAATAGGAATCTCATCCCACGTGCGAGTCATCGGAATCATAGACAGCAACTCAGCGTCAATGTGACTCTCGTCCTTGCTTTCATTAATCGATTTCATTATACGTCCTCTCGTGCTCGCATCTACCCCTACATCTACTCTGCCTCTCATTCGACCATCAACACACATCACGATACTTACTAACCATCCGCCTGTCTTCACCAAGCGTTTGATTGTATCTTCGTCTATGCCCGACCAAAAATTTCCCATCTCAACATGACTATGAACCCAACCATGAATCCGCGCTGCCCTATCTAAATCATCAACGACAAACTTATTCATTGCGTCATGATTAAAAGACGCACTCCCGGCATCTGCTGTTTGTTTAATAAGATGAACCTTGATGACATGAAACGTATTTATCTCTCGCTCAACTTCTGTGAGCATTTGAACCTCACGGGGTTTGGCCATCCTAGCCAAAAGCAACATCGTTTCATATGCTTCCCGTGTAAGCATGATTCTCCATCGGGTAGGGTCGACAATTTCAGCTTCGGCTAAATCATCTTCCTTTTCCTCTTCCTCTACTTTCACTTTGATCTCTTCCTCCCCTTTCTCCTTTTTCAATGGCTCCAATTTACCGAAATACCCACAATGATTATCCGGGTCAACGATTTGTCCATTCTTCGCCGCCTTGGGATTCCCACATCCTAAACACGCATCTCCTACCTTATCGATGCATGAATATACGAAAGCACATATAACACACCGTTCTTTCTCTATCGCTTTCTCCTTTGCGGTCAACGCTTCGGCGACATTAATCCTCTCGAGCTTACCCTTTTTCTTTTTCTTGGCCATTTATACCTCCTTACACTTCTAATTTCATTATTGACAAATCTTTCATACTTATTGCTATATCATGGGTCACTTCGCCATCTTTCAAAAACTTTCTGACCAAGTTGGTAATGACGGCGGCAACCTGATAACCGACATCTATTATTGACCGAGCGGTGCATGGTAGTTCCTTTATCTCGCCCGGACTGAACAAACTTTTCTCATACCAATCATACTTCATCGAATCGTTCACTGGTTGAAGTGATAACACTCTTATTGTCTCTCCGCCCAACCGGGCATCTATGAACAACTCTACCTCGGGGTCTGCTTTCATTGACTCCCAAAGCTCTTTTCTACCACACCTTGGGTCCTTTTCTGTGGACTCCATACTATCTACTGCGGCTATAACTATGCCCTTGAGCTTGTCATCATCCCAATCCCAAAACTTATTCTTCGTCTTTATTTTCGTACCGGTCAACAATTCTGTCAGCCCTGCTAATGCCCGCACTTTTGGATGACCGACTGCTGTAAGAATATGAAACTGATTGGGTACGTTATGATCTTCTACCTTATCTCCATCCCACACTCTAATGTTTTTCAACCCCAACTTAGCAAGGGCGACGACTGTAAACGAGCCGATACCACCTGCCCCGACTACTTCGATACGTCTGCCGTTATATGTTTCGGGGTCAAAAATGTCTTTCTGCCTTTTATAATTTGGCTTTTTTTCGGTCATAATACCTCACTTGGCTGAGATTTTCTCCTTGGTGCCCGCTTTGTCGCTTCTGCTAAAGTTCGTCCCTGCCCAGATATAAGATTCGTTACTGTCGTGTACGAATCATCTGGATTATAAGAATTGCAAAAATTCCAAATTACTTGAACGAGTAATAACCAATTCCAATCAGCCTTGAGCTGATTGATTCCTTTTCTAATAGAACCCCAACAAACTGAACGTCCACCGTCGGTTATATGAGGATGCTGATACTTCGTTTTCATGCCCCATTTTGTATTCCTAATATTAATTGTTCTTGGGGCTGTCATGCCAATTTTTATTGTGAACCCTCCTATATTATAATACTTAGAATCGGATTTTATAGTCGCATCCGCTGTTGTGACAACAAGATTATTACGATCTACATCCAAACTTTTCACAAATTCAAAATTCACAATCTCGTTAAACTGATCCTCTATCTGTTTTTGCAATGCCAAGCGTCTATCACTTGTAGAAGTGTCGAGCAATTTTTTCTTTACTTCAAGTTCTCCTGCAAGCTTTACTGAATTACCGATTATACCTTCCATATGCTTACCAACCGGGGCCATTTCCTCAAGCTTTTCTAACACTACATTCACGCTCTGTTCAAACACGGACTCATAATACACCATATTCTTCCCGAACAATCGTCCGTACTGTCTGAACACTGTCTGCCGGGCTTTCTTCGCTTCTGGATTCCCATTTAAACTATCCTTTAACGCTTTATAAGATTCAGACAAAAACTTCTCTGCCTGATAAATTCCAATGGATGACTGTACGAGGTTAATCGACTGATTATACCGTTCTGCAAGCTGATTAATTTCATCCTTCAACTTAAGTATCATATTATCCGAGCTTGATAATAGAACGTCTGCAGCTTTCTGAACGATAGATTTGTCGACTCTAACACTTCCTAAATATTGCCTGACTTCTTCCTCGGCTTTCTTAACCTTATCAGTCTGCGCAGATATTAATCGCTTCCGAGACTCTGACTCATCCAATTTCAAACTTCCGTCTTTTGCAATACCAATATCCCCATGAACAGGAACGGCGGAAGCTACGGGGGCCCTGAGCTGAAGCTTGTTTAACGCTTCCATCATTGCTTCTCGGGTCTTTGCTCCCTTTACTGCATCTGCGAGTCCTAACCTCGTGTCCCAATCGATTTTATCTCCTGGGGACGGCATTGCACCGGGTCGTCCAGGACCCAATATTGCCTCTTCAAAGAACTCAGCGATAACATCTCCTACCGGAGTACGTTCTTCGGCGACCTGAGATTCGGCATCCTCTGTGGATCTTGGAGCCTGGCTAACAAAATCGCCTACTATCCTGCCTACCAAACCTTTACTAGCACAAAGCTGCAGAAATCCATTCACACTATCCTTATGTACTATTACCTGTTTATTAGTTGCCGATGGAACGACTAACAGACCTTGACTCTTTGCTGCTCTGCCTAGCTTGGAGATTATTTGACCAGACTCTAACTGCAGAGCATCTATTCCACTGCCCTCTGCAACTGTTATGTTAGCCCATTCTTGTCTGTTCATTCCTGTTAACTCCCCAAGATATACATTCGGGACATGAAATATTGGGTCAAATTCATCCCGCATCGATGTTGTCTATGCTGACGATCATGTCACCATTTTTGACTATGGCATCGGTATCGACCTGCCGAGAATTTAAGAAATACTGAACATCATCCCCGCCCTGCAGAAATCCTCTATCGATGAGGTCTGCAATTGTTGCTTCCCTGTCATCAGGGAGCGTGACGATTTTAGGGGGACGCCCGAGAGCGGCCACTTTTACTGTTCCTCTGGATAACCCTACTTCGTCATTGGTAACTTCTGTTTCATCTCTTTCATTTTCATCGGTCATTTTGTTCCTCCTACTATTATATTGTCATAGGTTCAAAACGTTCACAGAACTTCTTTCCTCATTATTGAAAGAAAGCTCGCTACGTCTATCATATGATTACTCGAGCCTACCTGCTTAATCACTTCTGCTGCCTTCGCCTCGTATGGTATTTCCTGATTCTTCTCCCATTCAGCAAGAACCATTTCCTGGCCTACGACTATTGACTCTATTAAATGAGCGAGAGTTATCTCTTTCATAGTCTTACCGCCATCAAGAACGACTATCGCGCCCTTATACAGAGCGAGAAGATAACACGCCCTTTCATACGCTGTGTGTAATTGAGGCGTGCGCTCTAACACTCTTTTATACTCTACCGTCTTCTCACTCACGAATATCTCCTATGCTTCTCGACCTTCTTTTTGAATACTTCCCAAACATTGACCGAAGAATTTTTAAACACCTGTTTTTGAACCGTCTTCCTGAACAGATAAAAATCCCTATTCGTAAACGCTTTTCTCATGGTTAAATACTCTGGATTGGCTAACGCACACTTTGAATAACAATTTACGCCTGTCAACAATGGTAACGAATTAAACTTAATACCGCCTGCTTCTGACAACGGACAATTATTGCAGTCAAGTCCGAACGTCATTGAATAATTACACCAGGGATTTGATGCGGCCATGAGAAACAGCACTTCTAACGTCCACAAATGCGGTCTGGACGAAATCGACCTCATCCTTGCCACTCTATATGCTGCGATTCTACGCACAAGATCATACCACACAGACCTAGCGGTTTCGACCTTCTGGGAATCTGGATTGAGTAATTGTTTCTTCAACGCTGCCTGATAAAAATAGATAAGAGAGCTGAGAGCTTCTCGGCCAGGGTTCGCACAAAATAACTCTAACGCCTTATAAAGCTCGGACATCTCATCCGTGATACCAGTCTTCAATTCAAGTTCCATTCGAGTTTCCTCTCTCTTATATTGTCATCCGAGCGGAACGGTCACTTGTTTAATGTTTTACTTTTGGCTGACTCTGCTTAATGCCCTTGAACCGAAGACAAAGATCGGCAAATACTCCCTGAATTTCACTCTGTTCTTTCTCCCAAATTGACAATGGGACTGATATAACAACATCTACTTTTGACGGAGCCAATGGAGCTACTTCATCTCCCCTATCCATTGCGGCTAAATCTACTGACTGAGCTTGTTCCTCGTGCATACGTATCATATCGTCTATCTGTTCTGGGTCCCATCCGACCACATTATCCCTTAACGCCTTGTTCGCATCGTCCATAAACCACTCTATTGCAATTTCATAATCTAAGCTGCCTTTCTCACCGGTTCGATACTCCGTGAAAATCCAGGGGAGATACTCTTCCGGTTTCAAATCCACGAACCGGCACTCCATAGTCTTCAGTCCCAACCTCTTCGTCGCCTCTAACCTGCAGTAACCTCCAAGCAGCGTATTATCATGTTTTGCGACAACGGCCGCTTCGACAAATGCATACTTCTTCAACGATTCCATTACGTCAAGTACCTGCTCTTCGGGGTGGATTTTTGGGTTTCTGAGTAACTTGAGCTTCTCTATTGGAAACTCTACGATTTCCATCGAATGACGTCTCTCACTCATTACAACCTCCTAAAATTTCATAGCGATGAGCTTGCAAAAATGAACAAACTCACTATGAGTTCGATTAGATTTTGACACATTACACCTATGACAAATTATCTGCACATCCTCCAACCTCACAACAATATCACCCTCGGTTCTATCCAACGTTGGACGCTCCATAAGAGATGTTTGCCGATTATATAATAACTTCCCTCCACAATACCCACACTCCATCGTCTGCTCCGCCAACATCTTCAACTCCTGATAAGAAAACAACAACCGAAAGCCACGACGCTTATGAGAATACATACTCGTATGTGCCCACCTCAAATGAGGATTCTTATCGGCCCACCTATTATGTGCAATTCTTTTCCGCTCAACCACGCCTGGACGTTGATGATAAAGTCGTCCCGCCTCTTTTATCTGCTCCTTATGTGCCTCATAATACCTCTTCCGAATAGCACGAATTTTATCGGGATTTCGTCTCTTCCATTCTCTCTCCAACCTGTTGCGACGAAGCCGTCGCTCCTCCTCGCTCAGTTCAGATAACCGGATTCTCATCCCAATTTCTTTGATAACAGATAGTGAAGCTTTGCCCAAAACAAAGACTTCTTCCTTCGGATCTGATCCTCTGCGATCCTTCTAAACACATCTCTGATCCGATAAAGCATCTCCTCGTTCTTCATTTCTCCACCTCAAACTCGGGCTTCTTCTCAGTAAAGATAACCGACTTGCAGGAAGGACACTGCTTCCGTACAAACTCCTCAAGCTCTTTCTCTGGCACTCCATCGCCTGAAATTTCGAAGGAGACAGGATAAAATTTCCCTCTGGGAGACTCAAGCCATACAATTCCTGAGTTCAGTTTCTTGGCTGTTCTCATAGTCCCTCGCCTCCTTTATTTCTCGCCGGTTGTTTCTTTGATAAAAGCAACCGCCTTATCAAAAGTTGGCTCGAAATGCTCGATTGGAAAAGACGCATATCCCTGCACGGCTTCCGTACTACTTGTAATGTTGATAATCCAACCATTGCTAATCCTTTTAAGAGTTATCTCCACACTTAATCACCTCCTTCTTTAGTTTGATAATCAATCAGCGCTGGATTAGGTTTGTCAGGAATAGGAACAATTTCCTATTCCATCGCTTCAATCGATGCTATTATACCGCCAACAGTTGCCTCAAGAAGATTAAATCCAGTTTTCAACACACCGTCCTTTTTCATTCGTCTGCCTAAATGCGCTTTTAAAAGGTCTGCCTGTCTTAATGCCTCTTTTGCTTCAAGGAGAATCTGTGCATTTGCACCTACAATCCGTCTTTTATCCTTTTCCATTCTTATCACCTCCTTTTATCAAACTTCCCTCGCATCAATATATGATACGCCGTTTGCATCCTTATGCACCCTGATTGCAGTATCATACTCTAACCGCAAATCGGAGTCATGCGAAATTATGTAAATTCCTTTTGTCTTCGCCCTTTCTTTGAGCAGCGCTACGAGCCGTTCTGTTCCTGTCGAATCTAAGGACTCAACGACCTCGTCAAAGATTTGAATATTCGTATCTACTCCTCGCTGCCATGCGATTAAATCATGCAATGCCAGAAGGACTATAACATCTACCCTGCGCTTTTCACCACCCGACGCCGTCGTATAGCTCGCCCTATCTTTATATTGTACTGCTACCTCAAACTTATC